AAGGGCCTTAAAATTGACATTCCCTATTGAATACAACGAGATAGCGGCTCATTATGGTGCGACGAAACTTTAGACACACACCTTACCACGGCGCTTATAGCGAGAACTAAGGTGTATAGGGAATAGCGTCTCAAACTCAGTCACTGTTAGTTCGACAGACCTCAAAAAGCGTGCCATCCCTATATGAGACATGCCACTCTACGCTATGCAATTTCTGGACCATGCCAACTTAGTCTCAATGTGAGGCTGTGACGTTTATTGCGGTGCATTTATCGTGCCATGCCAACTCAGTCTCATTCAGGGATTCTCAATAAGAGATTATCTCAATTTGAAACACAAAAACCCAGCGCGTGGCCAGGTGTATCAAGGTGGGACAGACCATAAGTGAGGCGGGGAAAACCCACCTATCCCGTATTAAATTGAGACTGGCGCACCTATTGCATCCCGTCACCATGCTATTCTCATAACGAGACTTGGCACAGCCTTTGCAGGTAGACAAACTCTTCGACTGTCCCATAATGAGTCATGGTCCTGATCTATTTTGTCTAGCCCTATTAAATTGACTAAGCTTAGGACTTAGGCGCGCGTGGCATGTTATAACGTGTTATAAGGCCCGTGGCGCGGTCTATTCATGCCGGTCTGTTAAGACTTAGGGGAATAGACCTCTATTCAATGGTAAAGATTGCATAGCCTCATAATGGTACATCCAGGTGTCTACGCCCAGTGCATCGACTAATAGTTATACAAAATCGTTTTTTCAGAACTGTTTCGCAGGGTTAGCATGTCTCACAGTGATGAGACGTATACTAGTTCGACAGCTTCTCATACTGAGGCTATTGAAATCATTGAGGATTCTTTGGCCTATTCCATGCATTAGTCTATTGTGTCCTGTTAATTAAGACAGGATCTTTAGGGGGTCTCATAATGATAAATCCAGATAAAACCCACAGCGCCAAAGGGCGTATCAAAACGAAACATCGCTTAGCCGATTTAGGCGGCACTATAGAGGTCAATGGCCACGAATTGCAGACTTATCAGGACCTGTCTCGTTTTGAGATTGGTGAGCTTGTCTCAATTCAAGCCAGATGGTCCATTGTCTTAGATCAATACATTATCAAAACGGTACGTCGTACCAAAGTGAGACACTTTGGGGTTTTCACTAAATAGTCTTAAATTGACACAGCTAGGACCGTCTCATGGTGGGACGGTCTTGTGGTGTGCCAAAATGGTCCACTAAACTGCCTCAAAATGAGGCACAGGAGTATCAAAATGGGAAAAGCTATCAAACCTACTGACGCCGATTTGGCACAGTTTATCGCTTTGGGACAAGAAATGAAGCGTCTCGAAAAAGAACGCGCAGCCATCAAGTCTCGTATTGAGGCGGCTGGGGGTAATTTTGAGACAGCCCAATTCAGCGTCACCACGACTCAATATGAGACAAACCGTGTGTGCGATGCTGAGACACTTCTTCTCAAAGTGGGATTCGTTAAGTGTAACGAATTGGGACTAATTAACGTGTCTACCGCGAAGCGTCTCAATGTGGAACGCAAAGAGTCGGTAGCGGCTTAATTTGGGACAATACCAGCGTCTCATTTTTGGGGCGCTGGCTAGTGTTTCAGATTGAAACATTTTCAAGGGGGGATTTTATGGTCAACGCTAAACGTACCAAAACGGGAAACTATCTCATTTTGATCCAAGGTGGCTTGAGTGGTAAAGAGTCTCAAAATGCGACAATTCCTCAGCCTGCCCAACCATCTCATTTTGAGGCATTGCGCGCGACTTGGCTTATAATGAAACGATTGGTCTCATAATGGGACGCGTGTTCGTCTACTTTAACCTGCATAAGAAGGTATGGAGCGTTAAATGTCTCAAAACGGGACGCGTTATAGCGCATGCCAACTTCGTCTCATTACGAGACTGCGACTATAAAGTCTCAAAACGAGGCAGGGAGCGTGTCTTATTGGAACGTCGCAAAAACGTACACGCTGGCGTCGTTGGCACACTAATTGCATTAGATGTGGCGCACGATCAGTCTCAGATTGATGCGTGTGAAATTGTTACATATAACCCGTATCTTTATGAGACATTCGTGCTGAAACAGTTTGATACACCAGTGTTTCAATCTGAGGCGGCATATATGGTGGCTCAAAATGGCTCGGCGAAGGTATTTGGTCTCAATACGAGACAGTTCAAGCGTGGTGCATAATGGGACGAAATAGGATTAGGCGTACCAAAATGAGAAGTCAAGCTGTTTCGTGGAAATGTCTCCTAATGGGACAAAAGATATTCGTTGTCTTTCTTTGGTACTGTCTCATAATGGATATATTCAGGGCATTTGTCCCAAATTGAGAATCGCTATTGTGTTTTTTTGACGTATCGTGTTAGTATTAAATAGAGACACAATAACGTGTCTCAAAGGGGGATTTTATGGGTTATACACACTACTGGACTTTTAAGGGCCAACGCGGCCAAACGTCTCAAAATGAGAAGAAATATCAGACCGCGATTGTAAAATGTGCCAAATTGATACGTGACTATTCTGAGACACATGGTGGTCTATCTGGATACACGGCTCATTCTAAGACATATGGTGGTCTCAATGTGAATGGCTCAGAACGAGTCGGTTCGTGTGAGCCCATGTCGTTTAGGGAGCACATGTCTCAAAATGAGGCATTCAATTTTTGCAAAACGAGACAGTATCCTTATGATACGGTCGTGGTGGCATGTCTTCTCATTTTGAAACACTATTTGGGCGATGCAATTGATATCGCCTCAGATGGAGACGCATCAGATTGGGCCGATGGCCTGACTCTTGCAAGGTCTTTGGTCGGTCTCAAAAAGGTACGGATACCTGACTCAATTCGAGACACGCGAGTTGTGGCATAAGAATTGCATTGGATCTCAAATTTAAACGTATCAAAGGGGGATTGTGTGGATCTTTTAACGCAGAATAGCAAGATGAAGAAATCGTCTCAAAATGGGATTACCAACGTGAATTGGACCATCCCAGCGTTTATGTCTCAAAGTGGGATTAAAACGTGTCCCAATGCGGGATTGTGCGCTGTGGGATGTTATGCGCGGCAAGGCGCGTATCAATTTGGGAATGTAAAGCGCGCCCACGAAGCCAAACTGGCACTGACTCAAAATGATACATTCGTTGGCATGATGATTGCAGACATTGAAAAGTGGCTCAATAAGAGATCAACCAAACGTCTCGTTGTGAGAATTCATGACGCGGGCGACTTTTACTCCATGGAATATCTAAACCGATGGGTTAAGATCATGTCTCATTTTGAGGCGGACAAACGTGTCTCGTTCTATGCGTACACGAAACAGGTCCAGATGTTTCAAAATGAGAAAGCGCGATTGCCTAGCAATTTCCGTGCCATATTCTCATTTGGTGGCAAACAAGACAAACTGATTCAAATTGAGACAGATTTCCATGCGCGCGTTTTTGAGACAATGGATCAATTAGAGGCGGCAGGGTATCAAAATGGGACAGACGACGATATGGTCGCCGCGCTGGGTTCGTGTCTCAAAGTGGGACTGTGCTACCATGGGACGAAGAATTTTGAGAATACCAAATGGGACAAAGTGGCATAGATATTGCATAACAAAGGGGTTTCAATATGAGACACATTGTGGTGTATCAAGGTAAGACGTTCGATTACGAGACAGAGGCCGAGGTCTGGGCGGTATGTCTCATTTTGAGGCGCGATGGTATTGAGTTTGAATTGCGTCTCGAAATGGTACATTGATTGGCATAACTCTTGCATAACGAAAGGATATCAATATGAAACACGTATTCATTTTGAGACATGTCTCAGGATCGAGCGATTGGCTGGAGGTCTATTCCAGTCTCGAATTGGCACGCATTGGTTTGAAACGTCTCATAAAAGAATATGCCGATGAAGGTGTCAAAATGGTACGTTTCAAAGCGAAACACTCTGAACTGCTCGATTATTATACGGATGAATATGAGACAGACCTGTCAATCGAAAAACAGGCAGTGTTGGCATAACTTTTGCATGGAGGTATCAAAATGAGTCGCAATATTTGGTGCAAGCGGCGTCTCAGTGTGGGACAAGAGATCACGTTTCAAAATGAGAAATATAGAGTTGTGGCACAGCGATTGCAGGCTGAAGACTCGTATCATTTTAAGGCGCATTATTATACGACAATTTCTTTAGTTGGCACGAAAATTGCATAAACTGGAGGCTTGGCATGGGATTTGCATACGTTTTTAGACTTGGCATAGAACTTGCATTGGATTTTGTGTTGGCCCTGATTTTGCATAGACTGCCACGCGCGGCGCGTGGCCCTATTGTTCAGCGCGTGAATAGGCCTTTAAACCGCGCAGCGCGGCGCGTGGCTGGATTTCGCGCGGCGCGTGACCGCGAGGCTGGGCAAAGATCGCGTGGCGTGGCGACACCGCGTGGCGCATCAATTGTGGCGCGTGGCGTGGCATCTTGAGCGCGCGTGGCGCGCGTGGCGCGACGAGAATTTGAACGGGTCCCGATGCATGGACCTGATCGGCAAAATGCAATGGCGGGGCGAATAACGCGTCTCATTTTGGGGCGTTGGGCCGGATTTGGCCTTCGAGTGGCCGCGTATCGTCGGCACTAAATTTTGCGCGCGTCGCGTGGCGCGGTCAATAGGAATTCAAAAGGCCATGCCACATTAATTTCGCAAATTGGATGTGACTATTTTGAGACGCACCAATTAGAGACTGATCGTTTTAAACGCGTTATAAGAGGCGCTCGGAACTATATGATATCATTAAAGATTCTCATAATCGCTCAAAGCAAGATCGGTGCCACATATAGGCGCATGCAAGATCGGTGCCAGTCTCAATTTGGGATTGGCACGCGGATTGCACTCTGCAATTTCCAGGCCACGTCTCATATTGGGATTCTCAAATTGAGACTATGCAATATTCATGCCATCTCATTTTGGGATTGTCTCATTCTGAGACGTTCGATTTTGAGGCGTATCATTTAGAGATTTCTTGCAGAATTGGGGATTTTTGGCATGATTGAGTTGAGGTGCCTATGATTGTCGTTGAAAAAGAGATGTACCAAGCTGGCGCAACAGTTCGCATATACACCAAAGAAAACAAGTGGATAAACATCGGTTGCGTATCTCCGCTATTCTGGAATGATAAGCGTGGTATTGACGACATGAAGTTGTATGTCGATAATAGGTTACAGCAGCGCTTAATATTCACCAGTGACGACGCTAGCGAGTATTTTAAGGCACTGCGCGAGCTACGCATGCTATACGACGCTATGGTCTATAGGCTCGTAGGCAAGCCCGTTAAAGCAATGCACGAATGGTGCGACGAAGTAGAATTCAGACACGAAATCAAATAGGCATAAAACTTGCAGGGGGTACCCAGTGGGTTCGATGGGGAGTGGTTAATAGGGTAGTCCTAAAACTGTTTTTTTACAAAAGTGTTTTTTAGAGAATCGTTTTCTAGGTATGCGATACCATTAGCCAATGTGATTGGACTATCTTTTGCAAGGCCAAGCATTGAGTTGCATGATCTACACAGCAAACCGCGTACCAAACCAGTCGCGTGATTGTGGTCTACGCATAGGCTTTTAGATTTAATATGCATGATAGGACATAGCTTGCACTTATGTCCTTGATCTAATAGCATTTTATCGTATTCTTCTAGCGATAAACCATATCCAGCAAGCTTTTGCTTAGCTTGATACGTTGCGAATTCATTTGGTTTGTCTGAACGAAACTTGGCATGTTTCTTGCGGGCTCTCTGTTTGCTTAATTCGTGGTTTTTATAATAGCGCTTTTTATTGCCTTCTGAGCGCCGCGATGGATCTAGTATGTGAGTAGCACGTTGAGTGCGTTTGGTACATATTTTGCACATGGATTGCAAACCGTCTTTTGTTGAGACGTTTTTATAGAATTCAATGAGTGGCTTAGTCGCTTCGCACACATAGCAGCGTTTCATCTCACTATCATACGTCGAACATATGAAAAATGTCAACAAGTTATTCAGATAGGTAAGTTATTGTGATAGCTGTAAATTTGGTTTATCGCAATAAAAATGCTCATAAGTTCGACAGCTTCTCATTACGATACCACAATGAATTCAATTAGTTATGATTGGCACATCGCGTGCATTACCTATTTGTGTCTGTCGGTCGCTGCAAGCGAATCAACAACAGAACAGACAATTTGTGGCGCAGTCTGGTTCCCCCGCTGGACTGCGCCCTTTCTAAACGCGGGGAATAAGGGGATTATATGCTAAATAATACGAAACGTCTAATGATTTTGTCTTTGATTGGTTTTGGATTGACCGCCTGTGGCTCTAGCGGCGGCTCTAATGATTCAAGTCCTGCTCCCAAATCGCTGCTTATCAATACTTGGGACTTCGTTGGTGCTGTTGCTCAGATTGATGGCTCAGGAACATTCACCCTTAGTCAAACATCGCCGACGACTTGCGTTGAGGCGGGAACGTGGGTAGACCACAATCCTGGCGCTAATAGTGGAACCGTTACTTTTACCAGCACGTACAATTCATGTACTGGACATCTGGGACCAGTTACGGACAATTACACAATTAGTAACGGAACATTGGTTTTAAGCAACTAAACGAAACAAAGGGGTAATTTATGGGCGCGCACAATATCGAATTCGAGATGGCTGGAGCACCTTCGTTCCATGCAATCAAAGAGAAGTTTAACGATTTACGCAAAGAAAATCGCGACTATAACGGGCACCAAGAAGGCTATTCAGGCGATTTTCAAACTGTTCATGATGTCAAAGATCATACCAATTTGATGTTCGATGATTACAACGCTGCGCATGAATATTGCATGAAGACTGCCCAGAAATGGGACTTCGTGGTAGCTGTGCGCTACAAATTCTTGGATAAAACCGCATTCAAATACAGTGCCAAGGTTGAAAAGTTATCGGCCAAACTTACGGCGCTGAATACGCAAATGCTAACCTTGGTCCGCGCTCCTGTTAAGTTGCCGAAGTTTGCAACGTGCGAAGGCTGTCACTCTAAGGTCGCTACGCAGAATTTGCGCCAAGGTAGCACCAAATGCCCAGTATGCGGCGAGGGTGATTTCCGCCCACTGGGTTTGCAGCGCAAGATTGCGAAACTAAATGCGAAAATCAAATTGGCGGAAAAGGCGCGTGATGCTCAAGTTAAATCAGAGCGTGAAAAGGGTTTGAAGAAACACGGAAAAGTTGGCACACTTGTTGCTGGCTGGGGAGCAAGCTAATGATTACCTATTGCGTTATCCTGTCAGTTCTCAATGTGATACTCGTGGCCGCAGCAGACGAAGGCAAAGACCGATTTGCGCTGGTGGTCAGTTCATTAATCTATTTGCCCATCTTTGGCCGCATCTTTGGTTGGTGGTGAGTTGTGAAAACATTTGTGGTTGTAGTGATTTATTACGATGCTCAGCCAGTGGCATACGAAGTGCATGTGAATTCGCGCGCTGAGGCGCTAACGTCAGCATGGACCAAGTATGAGCATGTGTCGGATCATATTAAGAAAATCATTGCGGTGCCCAAATGAGTGACGCGGCATACGACTTAGTGCAGAACAAAATCAAGAAGTGTGCCAAGCGCATTGATGGGTGGTCCATGCAAATCGAAGAGTTGCGCTTGGATATTGAGAAACTGAATCGTTGGATCAATAACGAACAGTCTGATATGGATGAGGCGAATGAGATGCTGGCCAACATGCAAGAACTGGAGCAATGCCGTGGCGAAAAAGGATAAGTGCCCAGAATGCGGTAGCACGAATGTTGCAAACGAAGGCCCGTCTCAAAATGGCCTATTGCAAGTAACGTGCCATGATTGCTCCCACCAGTGGGACGAGAAAGTCAAGACGCACAGATACGTTCTCACAATCGAATTCGAGAGTGAGATGGCTGTGGTCAAGGGCAAAGATGCATTGGTTCAATTTGAGAATGGCTTAACCTATTTTGTCGAAGTGCCAATGGGCAAAGAGTCCATAAACAATACGTTCGTATATGGGACAGGTAAAACCAAATTAAAGAAGGTATCGTAATGAGATTATTGATCTTATGCGTTGTATTTTTGACTGGGTGTGCTAGTATTAGTAATGATCCTTACAACAGTGAGGATACGCAAGATCCTGATTGTTATGCACATTACGGAGCGTCACCAGGATATTGCAGCGCAATTTTTCACACGGGAGAACACGGTGGACTACGATAATCAAGTGATTTTGTGCGTGATGTTATTTTCTCTAATTGGTACGGTATCGACACTCGTGTACGCATACCTTCAGGTACCCCCAGTGGCTCAATTTGAACCAACTGATGTGACGCACTACAGAACTAAAACTGGCACCTATTTGCATTGCATTCAGGGTGGCAAGAGTATTGCAGACTTGAGACATGCGCGCGGAAACTATGAGCCAGGTGACTCAAAGATATACGACGAGGAGGCTTAAAATGAAGGCTGGGGACATTTTAATTTACGCTGTCCAGGACGCAACCGCTGCAAGCATTGGTTTCATTTTGAATCATCCATACACTTTAATTGAGAGCAATTTAGGCGAGCTATGTGTCTATCCACAGGACAATAACTCCACGACTGGTCTCATCATGGTACGCACACCAGGCACCGCACTACCGCCCACGTCTTGGCATAAAAACTTCTTTCCCGTTGGTACTCGCGCCAATACTCTTAAGGCTGGCGACATTGTTAAGAGCACCGGCAACAATACACACGTTTATAAAATTGTATCATTCAATGGAGACGGCAATCAGGTAAATTTATTGCATGAGCAGAGCGGTGCGATGTTCTCTGGAGTTGATCGCGATAAGCTTAGCTTGGCAATCGACACTGGACGGAATGCGCACGGCTCTCTGTGTATCGCGCACGATTGGAAACGTGTCGATTTGTTTCGCACCACAGAATTTCATTGCAAATGCTGTCCTGCTGTGCGTCCGTTCGATAAAGAGAAAGATGAGGCATCATGAGCGATATCAATACACTGCTAATCACGGTGCGTGACATTATGGGACGCCTCAAAATAAACCAAGATGCTGGCAGCATGGTTAAAGTGTACGAGGTAGGTCCTGATTCGTTTGTGCAAATCATGGGCGCTATTCCATTGGTGCCAGGCATGGCTGAGCCAGTTACTTGGCAATACAGTCAGTTTTGGCTTGACAAGGCTGAGCTAGATGTGCGCGAGAAACTGATTGGCTCATATACGAACGAATGGGTTGGCCAACTCAAAATCATTGGCATATACGAAGCAGCGAAGTAAATTGATACAATGCGTAAATTAATTTTGCAATGCGTTGATACTGTGCTAATCTGTGTATGTGAGGCGCTGAGTGCGCAGAAGGGGAATGAGATGCACTTCGACGTAAAAGGAATTCAGTTTGTGACTCTCAAGGGCCAAGCAATGCCTCCAGAATTGAATTCGAGGATCATCGAATACAAGAATCAAAACATTCCCTTCAAATCATTGCTCAACTTCTGGGCAAATTTGCAGGCCAATCCCTCATTCCACACGCGCCAGTTCCTCTTCAAATTCTTGGAGACACAAAAGGCGGCTATCACCGAAGACGGGCACTTCATTGGTTATCGTGGTGTGCGTGAAGACTTCAAAGATTCACACAGCGGAAAGTTTGACAATCGCCCTGGCCAAGTTTGTGAAATGGATCGTTCATTGGTTGACGACGACCACACGAAAAGCTGCTCACATGGCCTGCACGTTGGTGGGTACGAGATGGCTAAGGGCTTCGGACCTAAGATGGTTATCGTAAAAGTGAATCCGAAGGACGTGGTCGCAGTGCCAGACGCATATGCTGGCAACAAACTGCGCGTATGCCGATTTGAAGTTCTGTCAGAGGCACAGGCCGCATTGCAAGAGACTGTGGTCACTGCAAAGGGCACCAAGATCGAGAAGTTTGTGGACGACGAAGACGAAGGTATGACGCCTGCACCTACTGGCGCTCCTATCAAAGGCGCTGCGTTGAAACTCTTCCTCGACACCCATAAGCTAACACCTGCACAAAAAAGACAGCGCACTCTGCGCTATAAAAACAACCACGCAAAACGTGGACCGAATGGTGCATTCATTGCAAAGAAGAAAACTGCTCGACGCTCGAAATAAACCTTATCCTTGGAGGATAAAATGGACACGACTCAAGTTAGTGCTAATGGAACGAAGATCGTGAAGCGCTACCAGAATCGCAAGCTGTACGACACCGAAGAGTCATGCTACGTGACTCTTCGTGACTTGGTTGGCTTCGTGACTGCTGGACGCGATGTGCGCGTAATCGACAATCGCGACAAGAGCGATATCACGGGCCAAACATTCATGCAAGCAATGGTTGAGACAGAGACCGATCTGTCTAGCCAGACAGAGACGTTGCGTGGCATTATTAAAGCCGGTGGATTAGCCAAGTATGTGGCGGCAATGCTTCAAGGTCCGCAAGCTGGCCATGGTGGATAAAGTTTTACTTGGTGATGCGCTTGCATTCGTGAGCGCATTGAATTGCTTTGTAATAATCCCTTTGATGCGCGACACAAATACTAAGCGCATTTTGTTAGGTCTTTCGATGCTGGGCCTAATAGCGCAAGCTTGCTGCTATTGGGCATAAGGAGTTAACGTGAAGCGTTGTAAAAAAGATATTGAGATAACACTCGACGATGGTACGGTGATCGAAGCCGTATTGAAGGTCACAGAGTTTGTTGAAGAGGATTTCAATGGCGAAACTCCACCCTTGGTTGGTAGCTGGGAAACTAATCACGAAGAGGAACTGAGCGACGACCAACAATCCGAGTTCGACGAGCGCGTAGAGGAAATTGTCTTTGAAGAAAAATGGGATTTTGATAACGCTCCCGATGAAGATGAAGATGAATTAGAAATCGAAGAAGAGGACTAAACGTAACTAAAGGTTAAGCCTCTGCAGGTTTTGTTTCTACCGCAAAGCATATTGCTTAAATGACCTCGATTGAGTTTCAGAATTTTGGCTGCCTCCACAATGGAAGCATAGATTACGCCGGTTTGATTGCAAATTATAGCCTTCTTGTCTTTTCTAGAATTGGAGATGTTTAATCTATGAGAAACAGACTTCGACTTTCCACTGAGGGCCTTAGATATACTCGCTCTATGCTTTTCAGATTTCTTCCTTCCTCTACCGGCCTTAGACATTTTTCTCCTACTTTCTGCGGAAGGCGTTCTACTTTCGCCGCCAGTCGTCAAATTGTATCCATTTTTGGACAGTGTATTAAAAAGCTTTATATAATATTCTTCTCTGTGATTCATCTCATTGAGAGAATTGCATCTGGCAAGCAATTTTATTTCAAAAGCTTCAGGACCGTATTTTTGAATAGCGTAATACAAAAGAGTGCATTTATATCTGGATTTGGTTTTTCTGCAATGCTGCTTCCAACGCGTCTCAATAGAACGCGTGGATTGCCCTATGTAAGATTTACCATTGACTTTGTTGGTTACTTTATATAGAATCATAGTAGGTAAGATTACCACGAAGGGTGGATTTATGCCAGTGTATTTGCTTTGTTTTGATAAAAAATTCCGACATGCCAAACATTATATTGGGTTTGTCCAAAATATGGAAGGTCTTCCTAAAAGACTGAATCATCATAAGAAAGGAACCGGCTCTAGGCTAATGGCCGCTGTGACAAAAGCTGGAATTGGATTTCAGGTCGCGCGCACATGGCCCGATGGTGATCGAAACTTCGAGCGCAAGCTTAAGAATCGCAAGAAGTCTGCTGAGCTATGCCCACTATGCATTGCTGCAAAGAAGGCTGCAAAAATGCCAAAAACAATCATGCAGGAATATAAGGAAAACCCCAAACTCGATACAACCATCGTTTGCCCAGTAGTTGAGACCGCAAAGGCAATGACGCCAACGCAAGCGATGGTTCAAGCATTTGATAAAGTGGAGGTAAATTATTATGCTCAATCCAATAGCACAACCGTACTCGGTCGATGGGCTCGAATACGGAGTGGTGTGGCAAGACTTTGGCTCGTACTTAAGAGCAAGCTTGTATCAAAACAATAAGCGTATACATTCGAGAAAGCTGCCGATTTTTATTGATAAAGGTTTTGGAACAGTGCAATATCTCATCAGGTCGATTAACTATTATCCTAGGAGGATAAAATGAAGAATGTATTATGGACCATCCTGGTCATCGGTATGCTAACCGCTTGCGCAGCGCCTATTGGCGACACAGGTGCTACTGGCCCGCAAGGTCCGCAAGGTCCTGCCGCTCCCGTGACTCCCGAAACCACAGTGCAGCAACTGGTTGATTCAGAAAACGCATACCGCGAAACCCTTGGTCAAACAGAATTGTCCTCTGGAATGGCATGCTCAGTGCAGGCGATTAGCTCTGGAGGATTCCTATCCACTTCGAGCCCGAACTATGTAGCTGCGACTTGCACTGCCAATCCATTGAGCGCAGCATGCGGCATCGTATTAACTGGCACATCGTTTGCATTCTTGGGAGTGAACGGATTCAATCAACCTAATAGCAACTCAGGCCCTAACAACATTATCGATCCACAGATTCAAAGCCTATTCACCAGTAATAACTACCGAATTAGCTGCTCAGGCCAATTGGTGGTGACTGAGGATGGCTACCACGGTTTTAGCGTGGCAAGCGACGATGGCGCGATCTTGACGGTCGATGGTGCCCAAGTGACCAACAACGATGGCAATCACGGCATAACGACCGCTGTAGGCACTAAAAACCTACGCACAGGCGTCCACACTCTCAGCGTTCTGTATGCTCAAAGTGGAGCGGGACAGTTTGCTCTCGTTATCAAAATGGACGGCGCAGCGTTGCCTGCGGCTAATCTGTATCACTAATGGACAAGCCGCTCCAGGTGCCTCATTCCAGACGATGCTACCATTGTTCAATAGCTGTTTACGCTGGGCCTCTTGTCGGCCCAGTTTTCTGTTCTACCTTCTGCTACCACAAATACCAATTCCTCAAATCTAGGCTTGGCAAGATCATAGGGTGTATAAGCCGATGACACCGCCCAAAAGTTCGCCACACTACTCTAATAGTCCAGAATCAGTGAATAATGCTGATTTGGACTATTCTTTTAGTCTAAAAGTTCGACGCCGTTCTATTGTGATAACCCAATTATTCCCTCAAGTTAGCTGTGGCATGTTTATCGCAATAGCCATATGTCAGGAGGCACGATGAGAGTGCTACTGATCGACGACACACGAATGGAAGACGCGCCAAACATAATGAGGCGAATCGATCTCATCGCACGTAATGCTCGTGCAGGATTTGATGCACTATCTAAGATGGGACCATGGGACTTGCTATTACTGGACCATGATCTGAATTCATTTGATGCAAATGGCAAAGAGTGGACTGGATACGATATAATGTGCTTCTTAGAGGAAGAGGTTGCGGCTGGACGCGAGAGTATTCTGCCTGGCAAGATCGAGATAGTATCCTCGAATCCAGTGGGACGTAAGAGAATGCAATTGGTGATTGATAAACTTTACAAAAAGGAGCAAGTATGAGACTAAATGTAACGCGCAAACAGGTGCTGCAAGCGATTCGCACTGAGCCGCTTCGTGGTAATAAATGGTTCCACATCAAGCGTGACGATATCACTGGCGGCGTAGTGCCATTCAGAAAGGCCGACAAGAAATTGACCAACAACAGCAAATGCGCTGTATGTGCGGTTGGTGGCATCCTGGATTGCGCTCTTGGTAAAAAAGAAGAGGTTGGACCTTTGAGCGATTTCGCCGCAGCCATTGTCACGAATGCGACCGTGGAAAGCTTCGCTAATGAATTCGCAGGTAATACTCGCGGATTAAAATTAACCAATACGCGTGATCCCGAAAAGCTTTTCAAGATCGCTACCTTGGCATCTAAACAGGGCCTGCACCTATCTGCCCTCAGCATGCTCTTTGAAGGCCTGTTTTCCCAAAAGCGTTTTCGCACTCCGAAAACAAAACTGGCAAACAAGCGCTTGAGAAAGATACTTGCGAAGTTTGTGAAACAGAATTTCCCCAAGCGTTTGATTGCAACGGAAGACAAAACCATTTAACAAAGGAACGGACATGAAAGCGCTATTTGGTCTTTTGGTAAGTCTTGGAGTAGTTGGATACCTGATGATTTTAGCGTGGATTGTATTCGCATTGGTTGCGTCTGTTTACGGACTGTATCTTGCATTCAGCGCATCAATCGTTCTTGGTATCATCGTATTAGTTGTGGAGCCTTCTCCGTTCGTTATTGGCGTCGTGGCGATGTTTTTCCACAAGGACCTAGCTCAGATGCTCGTGGACTTTTTAACCAAGTAGGCGTTATGACAATGGCAGAACTTGAAAAGCTTTCTCTCAGTCTGACCTACAAAGGTAGGAGATGTTTCAGGATAGAGCACAGGAGTTGGCGCAACGCGTGGGCTCCATGTCCTGACGGCTACGTGTACTTCAGCATTTGGATGCACGCGTTTGACGTCGATAATGGCAGTGAAACCAAAATCGAAGTAGGAAGTTTAAGTGCTATCAAGGATTTAGAACAGTGCAACGAATCGTCGCACATTTCTCACATCAGAGATAGTCTGATACTCCTGGAGATGCACGAAGTGAACGAGACAATTGCTCTAGATGGAAAGCGAATTTTCGATCCACATAACCTGGACATACGACGTATTCCAGTACAACCAGAACTAAAGGCGGCTTAAATGGCAATCGATTCATTGGTCAAGACGGGCAAGAAGTTAAACAACCGCAAGAGCGGCGCAAAGGCTGCGAATCAACTTCGCAAACGCACGGAGGCTGAGGCGCGTCAGGCCGCTTATGCCAAGCTATCGTTCGATCATAAGATGCAGCGCAATAGTTCCAAGGTCCGCACGAAGCTAATGATCAAACAGGCAGGTAAGTAATGGAGCCCACAACAACGGTCGTAGTGGTTATTGGCCTGATAGTCGGCAGCATCGTAGCCTACCGAATTGCTGAGGGACTGCTACCAACACCGCAGCCTGCACCAAAAGGTCCCAGAAGTGATTTTGAGGTCTTGACAGATGCAGTTAGTGATGAGCTAGAGAGACTACATGGCGAACTGAGCACGTTTACTGGCACAGGAGATGGCTATCGATCTATCGTGAACGAGATTTCGCGTCTCAACCAAAAGTTTGTCGAGTTGTACGAAGCTACTAAACCGCAAATCGGAGGCTAGTATGGGGTACTGCATCAATCCCACAGAATTGTGCGTTCGTATCCCAAAATCGAAACGTCTAAAACTACTGAACGTATTCAAGAAGCTGCGCGAAGAGCGCGATACGCTTGGTAGTGTGCAGCGTGGACCGGGAAAGAAGGTCTATTGCTGGGCCGATGAGTTTGAATACTCCACGGATCTTGCTGAAATGTTTGAAGCCTTTCGCTATGAACTGACAGAGGAAGAGGAATTCTACGTGATCAAAGAGTTCACGGGCGAAAAGATCGGCGACGATTACATTTTGTGGGGACGAATCAAGCCCTTAGTGACCAAAGATTCAACCTGCGTATTTAGAGGCGAAGACGACGCCGAACTTGATTTCCTTGGAGGAACATGAAAGCATTTGATCAACTCAACGTGGAAAAGAAAGAGGACGCTATCAACATGGCGTTCTACGAACTGACGAGCCTGATTGCCGATGGTACGCTTGAGATTACTTTGGTCGATGCTAACAGCAATAGGCGATTACAAAAGATCTTGGCTACCGCGAGAAAGACCGAGAGTCAGCGCCTCGTTAAGCTTCACATCATACACGACAAGCCTATCAGGAAAGAGTTGACGGCATTGGCCTTAATCGTCGCCCATATGTCAGAGTATGGTGACGATGGTGACGCCATTAAGGAGTTGGATAGTGAAACTGCTAAGCGTATCGTTGGGTAACCAGCGAGGCGAACTGGACATAGTTGGCCACGTTGATATACCAAATAAGATCGTGACGTTCCAAGTGCTTGCCAATGGCCTATTGGTATGCGAAGGTGAAAGTTATGACGATATGCGCGAAATCGTTTTTGAGATAGTAGCCTTAAACCAAACGAACAAAGAGAGTCTGAATTGAAAACCATTCCATTGACAAGAGGACAATTCGCCACGGTTGATGATGAAGATTTTGAATTCCTCAATCAGTGGAAATGGCACGCATTGCCAAAAGATCGTAGTGCTACTGGATTTTATGCTCATAGATTTGCCTATACGCCAAGCGGCAGAAAAAGCGTGCTAATGCATAGGATAATCTTGGGAATAGCTGATACTAAAACGAAGGGCGACCATAGAGACGGAGATGGATTAAATAATCGTAAGGAAAATCTACGAATAGCCTCATCAATGGAAAATTCTCGCAATCAGCGCAAACAAGTAAGAAAAACTTCATCGATATATAAAGGTGTCGTATTTTTTAAGGATGGTAGACAAAAGCCTTGGAGAGCCTTTGTTCAAAGATCAATAAATGGCAAGAAAAAGCAACATTATTTGGGAGTATTTGCTTCTGAAATTGATGCGGCCAAAGCATATGACGCTAAGGCTAAAGAATTGTTTGGAGAATTCGCAAATTTGAATTTTCCAGAAAAGAAAGGTAACTAATGGACGCAATTGCATGGGAGCTATTCAGAATCCAAGCAATCAAGGCAGTGGGCCTCGAAGGGCATCCACATGCCGCTGAGGCTTATTGCTTGGCATGGAAAAACGGACACGAAGGTGGACGGGATGAAGTTTTGGTTCACTTGTGTGGCATTGCTGAAATGATTTTGGAGGGTGTGTGAGACTGCTGTTGATCCTGCCGCTCATGCTAATTGGATGCGCGCCAAGTATTGGCATAGATCCCGCATTCAATTCGTGCTACCAAAAGTTTGGGCAACAGTTCAATATGAACGTGAGCGTATCAATAGGCTTTCGTCCACAGTCTGGCTTAACAGTTGGTGAATGCAAGACGTACAGCGATGGCTACAAAGACATAGAGATTGATCCAGACTACTGGGCCAGCATCGATGCGAACACTCAGTGCGAATTGATAGATCATGAGCTAGGGCACTGTATATTCAATCGCCTGCATAGCAGAGGTCTCTTGGCCGATGGCTGCCCTGCTTCGATAATGTACCCTTACGTATTCGGAGATCCGTGCTTCTCGCTGCACTTAAGCGAGTACATGCAAGAATTGCCGCATGCACAGCCAGGAGACTATTTATGAAAACTGTTTTTTTGCTGCTCATCATTTATCAAGTCAAACACTTCCTGGCTGATTACCCATTGCAGGGTAAGTACATGCTTGGCAAGTTCAAGGGTGGCACTGCGTGGATCATGCCGTTGCTCGCGCACGTAGGCGTACACGCCGCGTTCACGTTTGTGATCGCATTTGGATTCACCCTTTACCACTACACCCAAACCTACCAAGGAATTCTTCACAACGCGCCACTCGTCGCTATGGGCGAAATATGCTGGTTCTCGCTAGGTCTCTCAATGTTGGACGCCGCCATACATTTTGTTATGGATCGCATCAAGGCTAGCCCAGATTTGCTTGGTCGCTTTCAGGCCATAAGTAAGGGCGAATACCACAATCATGTCAGGGACGTAGAGCATCTTAAGATGATGATGGACCCAAATGAACCGTACAGATTGCCTAACGCAGAAGGCATGAAGCAATTTCAGCATAGACTCGTAGACTGCGAAGCAACATTTGCTGTAAAAATGCGATCCAATGTGTTATTCTGGTGGTCGTTGGGCCTTGACCAGATGGTCCATCACTTAACCCATTACCTCCTGATCTATTTGATCTTGGTGAACACATGAAACGCTCAGACGCATTAAAAGAAATTCTAGAAGTACTTCTGCCGTGGGAAAGCTCCAAGATCGAGATTCGCACCGCTGAAGCCGTAATGAAGGTAATCGAGGAAAAGATCAAGATGCAGCCGCCCATTTGGTTTCAGGATTGCACAGATACTGATTACATGGGCAGGACGGTTGGTCACGTAATCCCACGTACACAATGGGAGCCGGAGCCCAAGAAGAAACGCAAACCCAGGAAGGCAAAATGAAAATCGCTTTTTACCCAGGTTCTTTTAATCCATGGCACGATGGGCACCAGGATGTTTTAAATAAAGCATTGATGCTGTTTGACAAAATCGTTATTTTGCAAATGAGTTCCTTTGGCAAAGACGACGCTGGTCCGCAGAAGTCTAATCCAAACCATCCTCGCGCCGAGTACCTATATCGTCCCGAGATGTCGATTGTTAAGGCAATCGGCAATTACGTTATTGGATTCGCAGACGATCTGGAGCGCCCGAGCTTCGCAATCATTCGCGGCATGCGCAACGAAAAAGATTTCTGCGAAGAGCAAATCCTCACATACTGGTATCAAGACTTGGGTCTCAAAATGCCGATATTCCACATCATTTCTGATAGAAGTTTAGTTCATGTTTCGAGTAGCGCAATTAAAGCAGCCAACAAATTCACGGAGAAAGTATGAGCGACGAAATTGACGATGCAAAAGACTGGGTTGAAGCGAACGAGAAGTTCAAAGAAGAGAAGCCTGCGGCAACTCTCAAGGCTGGCAAAGCTGCGGCTCCCGTCAAGACCAAGAATCCTGACGAGGTTGCAGAGCCTGATGAAGTGTGCCAGTACGCGATATACGGTCGTGGGTACACCGCTACGGCATCAACCGTTGGGCGGCTTCCGTCTGGATGCTACGACATTACTTCCGATCCTCGCTGCACATACGTGGTACCAGCCCCTAAGCCAAGTGGATTGCTGATGGAGCTTCCTGAAATGAGATCCGAGCAAGTAATTCAAGTGATCGAGAACTTCTGGGCCTCAGAGAAGGACTACAAGGAAGGCAACGAGTTCGTTATTGGCGGCGCTGCTTACAAAGCTGGCATCATGATCTACGGACCTCCGGGCACTGGCAAGACTTGCACTGTCAAGCTGGTCTCGAACAAACTAATTGAGAGAGGCGGCACGGTATTCTATGCATCGAATCACCCAGCCAATGTGATGAGCTTTTTGAGTGACTTCTCCGCGATTGAAAAAGATCGCAAGAGCATTGTTATTCTTGAGGATTTTGATTCTCTGATTGCAAACTACGGTGAGGCTCACTACCTCGCCATGCTCGACAGCGCGCAGTCCATTGACAACGTACTGTTTATTGCGACCACGAACTATCCAGAGCGTTTGGACCCGCGCATTTACAATCGCCCTGGTCGTTTCAGTCACGTAATCAAGATCGGCTATCCTGGCGCTGCGGCGCGTGCGGCTTATCTCAAAGCGATACTGAAAAATCACAGGGATATCGATTACATAGTCGATAACAGTGCTGGCTTCTCCATTGACCACTTGACTGCATTGGTTAATGCGGTGTATCGTGAGAAGAAGGTGATGGGAGACGAGATCCTGCGCCTACGCACCCTGTTCAGAATGCCACAGGCTGAAGAAAAGTCGTTGGGCATCGGAGCAAGATTCGAGGAAAACAAATGATCACGGCCATTATAAATTTCTTCACTAGATACAGCATAGGCAAGAATGAGTCTGTGCGCCAATATGACGAAGAGGAGCTTAGGTCCCCACCCAAGTTCATGCCACTTGCGACAAAGAGTAAAGTCAAAATCAAAGTCGCGATTGACGAAAGTATAGGGGCAGCCTTGGCCAAGAAGATCGAGGCTCGTGGCTACCAGATCGTGACTCGCGCCGGACATGCAGAGACCGATGAGTCTTGGATGAAGAGGGCGCTCAATGCGGACGCTCTGTTCATCATCAGTCCTGACCTAGATATTCCCAGCATGATCGAGCGCGAGAACCTGCCTATGGTCTGGATCGACTTTCTTTTCGCTGGGTACGTAAACCCACAACTGTCTGCGGAGATGCCCAAGGAACAGAAGCACGCTATTTGGTGCCAATACCTGCATGATCGCATTCAGTCTAAGCTGCGGTTTTTAAACAAAGAATTTGGAGGCGATTTATGACACTCGAAATCCTTAAAGTAATCATCATGGCGTGCCAAGTTGGCTCGATGGGAATGGGCGGACAGTATGGTTTCGAAGACACGATCTTGGCACATCATAAAATAATGCTGCAGAGAAGTATGGATATGCAAAGATCGTGTCAAAAGCGCTTGATCGCATGCGCTTTGAAAAAGACTGGCTTCATAAAAACCGTGGTCCGCGCAGATGAATTGTCTGCGTGCTTGGTGGAGGAACAATGACAGACAACGAGCGCCTAGAAAAACTTCAGGAGGCCGTGCGCCTATTGCGCGAGGTTGAGTTCTCATACAATCCTCCAGATCACACTACGCGCAGGATGATCTATAAGGTGATAGTGGAGTGCTTCAGTCTCTGGCGCATCGGTGAGTTGATGACAGAACTGAAAAAGAGGAAGTGGGCTGGCCAAGGTGACGACGATCCAGACGTACCTAGATCGGGAGCAGTATGAAAAATGACGAACTTGGCGAACGAATGAAGCGGTACGAGAACATAACTCGCACCAGTCTACCTCCGCGCACCTATACCGTGATTCGATTGGACGGTAAGGCCTTCCACACATATACCAAAGGCTTCGCGCGTCCGTATGACCTGCGTCTTATGCGCATCATGGATCAGACTGCAATCGCCCTTTGTGAGCGCCTGCAGCACGTTAGGTACGCCTACGTGCAGTCTGATGAGATCAGCATCTTGATGACTGACTTCGACAACATACACACAGACGCTTGGTTTAAGGGCAACATTCAGAAAATCGTTTCTGTGAGTGCCTCGATTGCGACAGCGCACTTTAACAATGGCATGTACCTTGACGAAGAGATCTTGGCTAACATGGATAAGATCGCGTACTTTGATTCGCGAGTATGGACCATTCCTGACCGCAATGAAGTGTTCAACTACTTCCTGTGGAGACAGCAGGACGCGACTCGCAATAGCATTCAGATGGGTGCGCAGAAGCTCTATAAGCAAAAAGAGTTGGACGGCAAGGATACTTCGCAGCTGCAGGAGTTGATGTGGCAGAAGGGCCAGAACTGGAACGACTATCCGGTTGGATTCAAGCGTGGACGCGTCATTATCAGAGAGCAGTACGACGCTCCCGCATATAATCCAGAGACCGGCAATAGCGGGATGACCAAGAGAAATCGTTGGATATCTGCTGAGCCGCCAATATTTTCGCAAGACAGAGCTTTTTTAGGAACACGAACGCCGACACTAGGAGAAGATCGTGGCGTGCTGTAATAACAACTCCTGTGCTCGCTGCAAACAAGAGGAGCTTGACGAATCTAATCTGCGCGAAACCGTAACGCAAAAACAAGAACTTATAGAAGAATTAGAAAAACAAAACTGGAAACTAAAACTACAATTAAAGAAAGTGAAGGATAAAAATGGCAGCCCCAGTACCAAGTGATAAAGCCGCAAAACTCAAGGTTTATGCTGAAGGCCTAAAGCAACGCCTGAGCAATAAGGAACTCAACAAGGAGCTTCGAGTTGTATTGGAAATTGATTTGAGAAAGACTGAAGCTCGCATTGCGAAACTTGCCTAAATTAGGCAGATATCATCCTAAAATAGGGTAACCCATTTGTGTGTGACTCTTGCTAAAGTAACCCATTTATGGGGATCTCTCTAGCTTATGCACGCGGGTTACTAAATGTCTGGTCTCCGTGCGAGTTTTTCTTCGATGACAATTCGCACAAAGTATTTGGCATTTAGCTATTTCTTTTTCCAGAGACTTTATGCTCCAGGTGCCATGTCTGTACTCCGAAATATTTCTAGTTTTTGTATGAGGATCGATATGGTCGAAGTCCAACAGAATCGGATCTGTCTCGCCACACTTCACGCATGGATGATTTGATAGATAGGCTTCTAAGTAATTGTGGGTACGAATCCAAGAGCGTTCGATCCTTTCTCTCATGGTGAATTTAGCCATATCTACTCGTCAAAACCGTTTTCGGGATCGCCTTCTTCTTCTCGGGACATGTAATCCAAGTTGATGCCGCCTTCTTTTGGAAGCGGCTTTGGCGGTATGGGTTTCGGATCGTTCTTGTGTGGAATTGGTGCGCCCTTGGCAACACGATTTTCTTCCCACTGTTCGATGCCTGCTGACCAGTCGTTCATTACTTTTTCTTGATTTGCATCGTAGTCTGGATCTTCAAGTCTGCGCAATTCGGTAACTATGAACTCAACGTCTTCTGCTTTGCGAAGTCTGCGCGAATCATATCCATCTTCGAACACTGTAAGGATTACATGTTCTGGGTCCATACTCATAACGGTAAGCAGTGGAGTGTGAAACGTCTTTGAGTACTCACGACAAAACCAACGCCAGTTAGAAACCTCTGTAGGATAAAATTTACCCGAGATAGCTTCGGCCTTGCAGTAGTCTATGATGTCGTCAAGAGAGATCACTCCATAGCCTCTGATGGATCTTCTTTTTTAAGCTGTTCTTCCACGGCTTTAGCACCAAGATTGGCCCTGACAATTGCTTCTTCTTTGAGTTTTCGCAAGCGTTGTTTGTAGATGAGTTCCGCGTCGGTCGCGGCGTCGATGACTTTCTCTAATACGTTTTCATCAGGGATATCGCCCTCATGGCTCTTGTTTATACCAGCGGTTGTCCAGAAAGGAGGGGCTGAGATAATGCGATATTTGAGTTGCGTCAATATATATGCGAGATAGGCCTCGTGCTCATAGTCGGGAGTTTCAACGAATGTGCGTGATTCGCCTAGGAGAGCGCGTTGTTCGCGGCCTGCAGCGATGCGTTGGAGTGGAGTCAGGAAGCAACGGAACTGGAATGTGCCAGTGAAAGTTCCCGACACGTTCCCGTCAAGACGCATAGTCCATGTAGCCACGGAGCCAACGATCTGAATGTCATCTCTGATAACTTCTCGTAATTCGGTTTCTTTTTCCATTTTGCCTTCAAAAGTTTTGCTAAGCTGTGTATAAAATTAAAGACTGATTAAGTCACTATGGCGTTCCGCCAAGACTTGACCTGACACTACTCTATATCATCTAAAGACACTTTGAGAACCGAATATTTTTAAAGAAATGAAAATAAATATTTCCTTGCAATTCTTACTCACTTGGTTTAACATCTTGGTTGAGGAGTGAAAATGTTTCACACATTAGAACGAGCCCCTTCAAAAGGATATCAGTTATTGAATCTTGGCTCACATTGGGAATTGCATGGTCCAAGTGGAGTCTTTAAGGGTGATTTGAAAAAAATATGCACTTATGCCGTTGTCAAACTTGGCTTTCCTTTCAAGGAATTGGAAATTGCAGTTGACGAAATGGAGAAGCGTTTTAATGAAGGGCATAACGCTGCTGAATTTGGAATTTATAAAAGTTTCGTTTTTACGTTCAGGATCAAAAGGGAGACTGTACATTGAGCATTTCGATGAAAAATAGGAAGCCAATAGGATATTGGACTTATGATAGATGTCTATCGGAAGCTAAAAAATATGAGTTTGTAGAAGATTTTAGATCCAGTTTTGTTAGGAATATCATTTATAAGAAGGGATGGACAAAGAAAATTTACAAAGAGGCAGGACTCAAGAGGAAAAATATTCAATGGACCGAAGAGATGATAATGAAGGAAACAGCAAAATACGATCATAAGGTTGATTGGAAAAATGGCTCGCCAAAATCATACTGGATTGCCCTTTATCGTGGCATTGTGGATAAAGTAAGCGAACACATGGTTCCAAAATCGAATGTTATGCAAAGAGCGCTGTATGCGTTTGAGTATTCGGATAAGTCTGTTTATGTGGGCGTTACCTGGAATTACGAATTGCGTTATAAACAGCATATGAACACCAATAAAATATTGATATCAAAGAAAAATCTAAATCAAAAATTCGTCCGTTTTAATATTTGGTATTCTCCTGAAGAGGCCGCCAAGGCTGAAATCGGAATGATCGCAGAATACAAAGATAATGGATGGACTGTATTAAACATCAGAAGGGGCGGAGAATTAGGCGGCGACAGAAAAATATGGACAGAGGACAAAATTCGTAAAGAGGCTCCCAAATATACAAAAAGAGGCGATTTTTACAAGAATGCTCGTGGCGCTTACGCTGCTGCAAAAGAGCTTTGTATTTTTGAAGATGTATGCTACCATATGCCAATAAAGGGCAGACCAATACTCAAATGGACTGCGGAAGCAATAGCTCTGGAAGCAAAAAAATACGAAACAAAAAGTGATTTCGCAAAGGGCAATAGCTCAGCGTATTCTTTAGCCCACAGTCGTGGATTGATAGATTTGGTGTGTAAACATATGAAATATAAAGGACACAGGAGAGATAAAAAATGACAAAGGAAGAAAACTTCATTAAATTAGCCAAAGAATACGAGGCCCAGAAGGATTTGGCGGAGACTATCCGTGAAGAACTTGAGCAATCGATGCTGGCTTTGGGTTACGACAAATATGCGCAAGATCCTGAAACTCGTGCAGTTTATAAGACCGTTAAGCCGGAAGGCACGTTCGTCGCATATCGTACTATTACATTTAAACGCACAGCGCTTACTGGTGAGCGTGGTGGAACAGTGCTCTCAAAGAAAGAAGCACAGGAAGCAGGATTTGACGTATGAGAAATTTATTGTATTGCGCCATTTTGGCGGGATTTTTGGCGGGATGCGCTAAGAAAGATCCCGTGACTACCTGCAATATGCAGTATAATTGCAACGGTAACGTGTCATGTGCAAACTCTGGCTACGGATACAGCACTCACGCTGGTTCGTTCAGTAATAGTGATCAGAATACTGCCGAAGCCGAATGCGTTGCGTGGGAGTACGCCTTCATCAACGGGTATGGGTCGACAAATTGGCCTTATCCAAATCATCCGTCTGTAACTGCTTGCAGCTGTTCGACTAATTAATTTTTAGAGTCTTGATAGTAGAGTGGTAATTCGGGTAGCGGGACAGACTGGCCAGACATTGAATGGGTGCAGTCGCCGCAGAAGTTCAGGATGCCATTTGTTAAGATATAATGACAAATGAAAGGTATGCCCTTTCCGTTAGCGTCGAGCTTCCACTCGCCGGTCCATTTTCCGTTTTCATCGTTTACGGTCTGTACGCCGGAATGTTTGAAACTTGGGGAATATGTGGGTTTATTCAGGTCGCCGTTGAAAGTCCAAGTATTGGGAAGCTTGTGCATTTCTTTACAGGCTGGACACCAATGTGAATGGCCATCTGTTGTTTTACGCAAATAAGGACTTACTTGGCCCATTAGTCTTTAGATTCGACCAGTTTGGTCAAAAGAGCGACCATCTGAGAATGTTGGTCGCGAAGCTCGTCACGCAAGACTTCTATTTTTTCGCCCAGGCTTTTGATTTCGGCGGAATAAACGTCTTGCAGATGTTTGATATCCTTGTTGACACTGGTCTCTAAGTTCTTGACTTTTGCGTCAATTTCTGTGATCTTGGCTTCTAGCCGAATTCTAAGGAGATTGTCCTCTTCCTTGGCCTCTTGCAAGATCTTTGCCGCATGCTCTTCGCGGTCCTTTTTGAAGTTTTTTACGACCTTTTGAAGAGTGACAACAAGCGTGGCTACGCCCATTGCAATACCAAGGCCACCATAAGCTTGAAGTTCAGAAATTTGAGTAATATCCATGTAATAAAGATTGCTTGACTTCGTGCCCATACATGATATACTCACCCTGAAGACTAAGGAGTCCCAAAATGAGACAAAGATTGGCAGAACTACTTGATATCCTTATGGGATTTAGGAAAATGATTGCATTTTCCCTAATTCTAATGGTAGCTATAGTGTTCAGGGTCATTAATTTGATAGATGGTCCAGGGTTTGTTGATTTAGCGAAAAATGTTACCCTAGCCTTTTTTGCCGGAAATTCAGTTGAACATTTTACAGCTATGGCCAAAAACTACTGGGACAACAAGTCTAATATGGCCGGTGTTGCACCTAAAACCCCAGATACACCACCACAGGATAACCCGTAATGGCAGACGAACAGACCCCTCCAGCGGCCTCACCCGCAGCACCTGCGGCTCAACCCGCAGCAACGCCGACCCCCTCAATAATCAAAGAGATGTGGTCGAAATACGGCATACTTTTCATATTGGTCGGCGCAGGACTGCTGATAGCCAAATTCGGCGATATTGCCATGAGCCTTCTAGCTTCGGCATCCAAGAAGGATATAGAGGCGGCTCAGAAGACCGACACACAACTGAAAGCACAAGAAGACGCCGCAAATCAGCAGGCTGACGCGCTCGTAAAAAAAGCAGATGCGCTACCCGCGCAACAAGGAAAGGTCGATGACGACTGGGATAAAAAGTAAGGGAACTGAAGGTTTCCTTAAAGTTGCAATTGTACTTTGCGTTCTGTTTTCACTCGCCAATGCGATTGGATTCGTATACGAGCATGTGCCACCATACAAGGTCGGGGAATGCTTCGCAGCTCCCAGACAGGGTGTGATTGCGAAAGTTGTTAGAAACGATATTTTAGGTGGATATTCAGAAGTGTCAGCAACCTCTAGTGCCAACACACAAGAGGGTCCAGTGGCGTTTGTCGAGCTTCGTAATCCAAACTTCAAACCAGCGGAATGCCCAAAATGAAAAAGCTAATCTCTATTATAGCAGCATTTACTTTGTTTTCGAATCTTTGCCTTGCAGACTGCAACTTCAAGGATTTGGTTCACAATCCCGATGGGACCGTAACCTATTCCAAAGCTGACCACGTCTGTGTCGGACAGTCAGTGCAGGACAACGCCACCAAGGACAAGCAGATTCAGGATTACAAGCAGGCGATTACTCTCAAGGATTTGGCTATCACGAAGTCCGATGCACGCGCACAGAACTGGATGGATACGTCTTTGAAGCTTGAAGATAATGTTCAAAAAATGGATTCGATTAAGAAGCAGAACGAGTGGATCTGGTTTGGGCTTGGCATATTGAGCGCAGTAGGGCTGGGCATGACTGCCGCACAGCTATCCAGAGCGCATTAGTGAAGTACGCCAGTCATTTTCGGGAACCAGGAGAAGCTAGTTTTAGAAGTTTTTTCCTGATATATAGAAGATCAGCCGCAGCAAGAGATTACAGCTTTGGTCTTTCTTTTGAAACGTTTAGAGTGATGACACAGGACGCCTGCCATTATTGTGGCAGAAAGCCTAGACCGTATAATAAATACCTGAAGAAAGACGGCTCTCCTGTCGAGGCTAACGGCAAATTGGTGATTAGGAAAGAAAACGTGGAAAGAGCCTGGATTTTAGTAAACGGGCTGGACAGAAAAGATAATGGCGCTGGATATACGGCTGAAAATACGGTAACGTGTTGCTCAATTTGTAATCACGCCAAGCACACTATGAGTTATGAAGAGTTTTTAGACTACTTAAACGATTTGGTTCAATTTAGAACCTAGGAGATAAAATGAAACTACAAGCATTGCTAGAACCCGCATTCCATACTGGTCTAGCTAAGTTAATCAACGCAGGACTTCCGATGAAAGTCTCGTATAAACTTGATGGTATCGATAGCGCCGTCAAAGTCGAATTGAAGAAATTCGAGGCCACTCGTATTGCCGCTTTGAAAAAATACGGTCAACTTAAAGAAGACGGCTCTTTCGTAGAAGATGAGCAGCGTAGCGTTTTATTCAAATCTGAAGAAGACGCAGCATCATTCGCCAAGGAATATTCCGAATTGCTGGCCATGGAAGTTGAAATGGAAAAGATCAAGCTTTCCGACATTATCGAAAAGGTCGACAACATTTCTGTTGAAGAAGTTCGAAAGCTCAAAGATTCAATTCTAGAAGTCTAGTCTATTCGCTAGGAAATAGAGCTAAACTTGTGATCAAATCCGCTACGGGCTCAAGCGTAATTAGCTTGACACAAGTTTGGCACAGATCCATTGAGCAAGGATTGGTGTTAGGACCACTAGGTAAACTAACGACAATATTGTAAAATGGATTGTTTTGCGCCGTAGACTGAATGTGACAGGAGTCACATTCCCACGTATTGCTGATTACCTGTTCTTTTAGCATCGCCTCTCCCTTAATTACTCATTTTCATGACGTAGAAAAAATTCAAACTAGTCGTACCGTTACTGATACTTGGCGTAGTTCCTGCTGCTGAAGCTTGAATGTCTATTGTGTCGCCTATTGCGCAAGAGACCAAGTCATCAACCACAACCGTATTGGGTTTTTGTGTTGCAGCACCGACGACATATTTGTTTCTGGCTATTTCTACGCCATTTTTACGGATAATGATGTCGTAGTTATTACCTGCGACTGCAGCCGCAGCGGTCAAGCTCAAGCTTGCCTTGATTAAATACTTGCCAGCACTTGCAATCGTATATACTCCAGCTGAATATGCTGCTGGATTAGTCGCGAAATCAGTGACCGTATATGTAACGGTTGCCAAAACACTAGTGATCGTGGTCGCGCAAGAATGATAACGAGCATTAATCGTCTGACTAGCATATCCCGAAATCTTACTGATATTCAAGATCGTGTCTGTATTTGTCGACGTCAAAGTCAAAGACGTGTCTAGGGCGACAGTGATGGTGTCGCCTACGATACATCCAGTAATTACGGTATTGACAGTTGTTCTAACTCCAGAGCCGATTCCAGTTTGAACCAACACTCCGTTTTTGTAAACCTGTGCTAAAGGCGTGCCGATGGTAGTGGCGGCTGAGAAATCTACTAGATAATCTCCAGCAACAGCAACAGTGTAAATACCAGTTGAGGCGACGAAACCCGACAACGTATCCACGTTTACCGTAGTCCAAGTCGCAATCGTCGTGTTTGCTGTAACGGCAGATCCATTATTTATGGCGCTTAAAAGAACTTCCTGGACAGACTGATTTAGGGTGTTGAGGGCGTCAGTGACAGTTGCTCCGCTCACCGCAGAACTATTTACGATACTAGAATTCAACGCAGCAGAAAGTTGGCTGGCAGTCAAATCGAGAGCGTTTGCGGTTGATCCTGTGTTATTACCCTTGAAGGTATTGGCAGGCATCTGAGCAAGTAGGGCGTTGGTGACCTTGTTGGCACCAATAGCGGTTACGCCCGCATTTGTAATGGTGATATCGCCAGTCATAGCAACGTCTGTAGCTACGTTTGATACGTTTCCAACCAAAATATGGCCACTTGTTAGAGTGCTTGATTGTTTAAGCGCGATGTTTCCATTTAGTTTGTTGATTGCTTGAAGAATCGTGTCAGTTGCTGCGACAACGCCAGCACCAGAAACAAACCCTGTAATTAATTTACCAGTCACCGTAGCGGCAGCAATTGTGTTTGCTTGAGGAGCACCAGTAACATCACCAGCTAAGTTTGATAAGGCAAGAGCGCGAGTAGCAGTGGTATAGGTCAAACCTGTACCAGCGACAACAGCTGGTGCCCAATTGATGCCTAAAGCTGCAGCAGAGTTTGCTACTAGAACGTTACCATTACCGCCTACAGCAAGAACCTGATCTCCTGTACCGTCATTCACTGCGCTATGTGAAAGCAATCCACCTTTGACGCCAACTGCGTCGACATGTTTGTAGAAATCAATATTGAGTTCGGTTGAACTGATAGATTTACCAACTCCAACGTATGTGTCATTGAATGGCGAAGGTAAGGGAGAAATTTGACCAGCGGTATTGTCTATGTATTGTTCGTAGCCGACAAATGGACCAAAACTAAATCCACTCATGTAGCCGCGAATATAAATATCGGCAGTCAGTCCCACGATGTTTGTGGCAAATCCCAACATAACGCCTGGATCGCCAGAAATTGAACCAGCGGCACCAGTGATGGTGGCCGGAACCCATTGCTGCGCTCCATCTGTCCACATTACGACCATGTGATCTGTTACAGCGCCGCTGACAGGATTGGCTAAAAGAACAAGTGATGGAACTTGCGTAGCTGCCACTGCACTTAGAACGCTGTTGAGAACAAAATTATCTAATTGTAGATCCCACGCAGTAGTGTTTGCAGTCGCAATGTGGAGAATGAGTCGGTAATTTACGCTGGTCGCAGAAGCCTTAAACTGACCAGTGAATGTCTTGGCCGTGCTGACAGGACCTGCAATAGTTCGAAGTGGAGTTACGGGGATCAAAACTGCATTCGTAATATCGTACACGAACACCTGAACATCAGAATTTGCACCAAGCACCATTCCAGACGATCCACTATAGGCAAAACTCACCTGAAGTGTTTGACCCTTGTCGAGACTGTTGATCATGAAATCTGTACTTACGCCCTCGCCTTGGCGAGATACTCCGTCTTTACCAAGATCAAAAGATGCAATTCCGACTAGTGGATTGATCAGACTTCTGGTAAATGTAACACCAGTGACAGCTCCGCCAGTTCCATCAACAGGAGAGGCGTCTCCGCCAAGTGCCGTGATGTGTGAGCCGGTGATGTATTGTAGATTTCCTGCAACGCCAGTAATAGCTGCCGTGGCTAGAGCGACCGCCCCAGGAACAGCGTCCCACGCAGCCTTAAGCTGTGTCGCTGTAGGATTGTTCGCAATCGTAGGACCGTTATACCAAGCAACGGTGACGTGCGTTGACGACACGACCGTAACGAGAGGAGTAAGATAGCTCTGAGTAGGATGGAAAATATAGTCAATATTGATGCCGTTTCCGGCACTGCCAGCTGCGACAGCCGTATAGGTGATATCATTTGCTACAACAAAAGCTTGTGCAGGATTACCCTGATTATTATACAGGTTCCATCCAGCCGTATTTACTTCAGCGTCTGGATTGGTTATGTAATTGCCACGAGAAGCGTCGAGCTTATTGTTAAACGTATTCCAGTCAGCAGCGGTAAGTACGCCAGGGAATGATGCGTTTGCTGGCTGTAGAGTCAGTACTTGACCAGATAGACTAGCGCCGTTGGCATTAGGAGTCGCACCAACAGCAGTTAGGGTGACGTCGCCAGTATTTGTTCCAGAGAGGTTGGCGACCGCGCTGTTTGCCAACATGGCGTTAGAGATAGCGCCATTAGCGATAGCGGTTGCGTTTCCTACGCTTGTAACGGGACCTGTTAAATTAGCATTGGTTGTAACCGTGGCAGCGTTACCAGTCGTATTTTGGTTCCAAGTAGGTACTGTTCCGATTAATTGCGAATATGGAAGCGCCAATACAGATAGCGTAACAAGCGTGCTGTTGGATGTAGCGACTAAGCTTGCAACCTGACTTCCACTTCCAGGTCCAGCAGTTACATCGCCAGTTAATTGATTGATGCCACCGCCACCGCCAGTCGCAGTGATGGTAATATTTGAGCCAGAAGGAATGATCGATATTCCAGATCCAGCAACCAAGGTCAAAGCACCAACAAGTGAATTCAGGGACGAAACGTTAGCGGGAACACCTGTGATTTGTGAATACGGAAGCGACAAACTTGATAATGTGATCAGAGTTGAATTCGAAGCGTCCGTAATATTGGCCGCTGTTCCGGTTGTGTTTTGGTTCCAGGTTGGGACCGTACCAGATAGCTGAGAATATGGCAGACTCAATAATGACAATGTCGTCAGCGTAGCGTTAGAGCTTGCTGTAATATTAGCAGCGGTGCCAGTTGTATTTTGGTTCCACGTCGGAACAGTACCAGTCAATTGCGAATAAGGCAAAGCTAAACTAGACAGGGTAACAAGGGTACTATTTGAACTTGCAGTGATATTCGCTGCAGTGCCGGTAGTATTTTGGTTCCAAGTAGGTACTGTTCCTGTCAACTGAGAATAAGGAAGCGCTAAACTCGATAGAGTAACGAGTGTACTATTAGATGTTGCGACTAAGGTTGCAACTTGGGAACCAGTACCAGGACCGGCTGTAACGTCGCCAGTTAATTGGTTGATACCACTACTACCCGTCATTGCGATTGTAATATTTGTTCCAGAAGGAGTTACAGAAATACCTGCACCTGCAACGATATTCAGAGCGCCAGTCAACGAGTTGACAGATGAAACCCCAGAAGCTGGAGCACCAGTGATTTGTGAATAAGGAAGTGACAAACTTGACAATGTCGTCAGCGTAGCGTTAGAGCTTGCTGTAATATTAGCAGCGGTGCCAGTTGTATTTTGGTTCCAGGTTGGGACCGTACCAGTCAATTGTGAATATGGAAGTGCTAATGCCGACAGCGTGATCAACGTACTATTTGTAGTTGCAGTAATATTTACAGCAGTGGTTGCGGTCGCAGCATTCCCAGTGGTATTTTGGTTCCAAGTGGGAACTGTTCCCGTCAGCTGAGAATATGGAAGTGACAAACTTGACAGCGTAGTTAGCGTCGAGTTTGAAGTCGCAGTAATGTTTGCTGCAGTTCCAGTCGTATTCTGATTCCAAGTAGGAACGGTGCCCGTAAGACCGCTGTATGGCATATTTATAGCAACTAGAGCTGTGCTAGCCGTGCCAGCAGTGACGGCATGTGTAGCGGTTGCTGCGGTGCTAGCAGAAGTTGCGAAAGTTGCGGTTGCAGCGTTTCCGGTCGTATTTTGATTAAAAGTAGGTACGGTGCCAGACAGCTGTGCCCAAGGAAGAGCGAGCGCGGATAGAGTAACGAGTGTGCTATTCGACGTGGCAACTAAAGATGCGACTTGGGAGCCAGAGCCAGGACCGGCAGCGATATCGCCAGTCAGTTGCGTAATGCCGCTGCCAACGCCTATGGCGGCTGCCAGTACCGAGAGAGAGATGCTCTTATTCACTCCGCCCTGAACGAGCGTATATAGGTCTGGACCGCTGGTGCCGGTGGCAACTGGTAATTGAGAAATTTTAGTGTTTGCCATCGTTTAAGTCCTATTGGTCCTTGAAAAAGCTACATCGTTGATTAGCTGTGGACACAGGGTTAAGATTGGCGCAATAGGTGGCGGTGCTGGTCGTATTCGCACCGACGATCTCCTACTGGACAGGTAGGCGCATTCTGGCTAGAGCACGTCGAATTGGTCCAGTACTGACTCCGAACTCTTTCGCGGTACGTCGCAAACTTTTAAGTTCAGAATATCTTTTGACCATTCGATCATACATCTCTTGAGTTTCATTTAATCTGTCTTGTTTCTTATCGACAAATTTCAAGTGATCTTCATAGGTGAATGTCTTGTGCTTTGCATGGTGAATCATATGGCAATTGAAGCATAAGGTCTCGAACTCGTTTACCTGCCTGCCCTTGGTGTGATGTACTGTTAGGGCCGCAATTCGCTTCTCAGGACAATGCTGACAGGCTGGATGAGCTTTAAAATAATCTGCCGCCTCGATTCCATATAAATATTTCAAATCATGCCATTTTCTTACAAAAGGATCTTTAATCATGATACTAAGATTAGTGCTCTGAATCTGGCAATCACACCTAAGAAAATAAAAAAGCCCATGAAAACATGGGCCTTGTAAAGTTTACACTTCTAAGGATTGTAGAAATTACGAGCTTGCCGAAGGTGGCGCGAGATCCGGCACTACGCCGCTCTCTGATTGTGTACCGCTTTCATTGGAACTGATAATTCCCATGTAGCTGACGTTTACGCGGCTGGATGCCTTTGCGTTATAATTCGTATTGTTCGAAGTTGGAACACAACCTAAAATTGTTTCCAGAACAATAGGAGCGTTTGCAGGCGATTGCCGATCAACGACCGTGATGGTAAAAGGTTGAAAATTCAGCAAATCTTGAACTTTAGGAACTGCTGGAAGGATGTTGACACCGTTTCCTGCGACCCTAAAACCAGCACATGTAATATTTACAGCTTCTTGTGCGGTGATTGCGATTTCAGCGGGAGTAAAGCGACCAAGCAAATGGATAGCTTCTGTGCTGGTCGTGTTAGACACGGTACAGCTTTCAAAGATGCCCACGAGACGGTTATTTACGTAAACTAGCGCCCGAGCGCCTGTAATGGTATATGACATGTAAAACTCCTATAGACTAAAGATTAGCCCGCAGACTGTTGGATCTGCGAGATATTGATGCTGATAGGCACGAAGTAGATAGCCGTTGCCAGTTTGATCTCCACGTTGACGTACATAACAGGTGCCAGGATTTGAACCGAGGCGTTTTTGTATCCTGCAGGTGCATCGTCGCTTGTGGCGATCAGTTTAATTCGCATATAGCCAGCCATTTTCTGAGCCAGATAGCTCAAACCAGTTGCTGCGCTGATATCAGCGAGTGATTTACCAACAAAGGCTGCCTTGAAGCTTGCGCCCATATCGAGAGAGATAAGGTCAGAAGCGTAGACGGCCTGAATGCTGTTATAGACGAAATTGGTGTCAAAGCCGTAGGTAGTTTGGTCACTAACCCACGATTCGCCTGCACTAGATTTTTCCATAACCAAAAGACCTGCGAGCAATGCGTCTTCGACGTCGCCAGGACTTCCAGAATCATATCCAGCAGGATCTTTGAAACTGATAACGTTTGCAAGCTTGTTGCAAATCGACTTGTAGAATCCACCGGCTTGCATACCAGCAGCTACAACTGCGTTGTACCAAGGCATGAAAGTGGTGATGACACCCACAGAGTTGACCTGAGTTGGACACTGACAAGTCAGTGAACAGCGATAGCTTGCGAGACCTTGTGCGGCGGCTTTCGCGTTTGCATAAGTGTTTTGCGTATTGTCCCAGAAAGACAGGATACAGATACGATTTCTTGCGAGCTTTGGAGTGCTGTACTCAATACAGTGATTTTTGGTCGCTGCGTTGATTGCAGCAATCGTGTAAGCCGAAGTTGGGTCAGTCAATCCAAGAAGAATATCTTCGGTTGCATCCTGAGAGAACAGGGGAACAATGATATTACATTGTATTCCTGCCATTTGTGCGATAGCATTTACGATATCTGCAGCAGACGTTGCGCCGCGTGTTCCACCAGCCAAGTAAGTCAAAGACCCTGGAGCCGGAAGACCAGCAACCGCAGTGGCCGTGAAACCTAGAGCGGTCGAGCTATTCATCTGTTGTTGGAATTCGTAAAGGGAGTCTTTAATACGTCCAGGTTGAGTTCCGGTTGTCGAAGCAATCCCTATAGCCGTCACTTGATCCAGTGCCGAAGTTGGAAGCTGAAGGGCCGAAGGACTAGCGGTCGCAGAATACCCAGGCTGAGCATTAATGAAAGCAGCTAACTGACCAATGGTCGTATACTGAGAAAGTACAATCGAAAGGTTAGCGCTACTAGGAGCAACGCTAGTCGTAAGAGTAGTACCGTTGATAGTCAGAGTTCCAGTCACACCGGCATATCCGACAGTCATTGCCACGTTCGGAGAAACGCCGAGGATCTCATTGATGCCAGTCGTAGAATTAACAATCTGAACTTCAACTGCTGGTTCTTCGCTAGAAGTAGACAAGCCAGCGGTTAGACCGAGCGCAGCTAGATCGCCAGGAGTAGAATCGATCAACTCGAAAGACAGACCAGAACCAGATGCGTATGGAAAAGCACTGGGAGCCATCGTTAGCTTGAGGGTGTTTGGAGCCACTCCCGCCGAAGCCGTAATGCCTGCAGGTAGAAGGGAATTAAGCTCTATGATCAGTTCAGCAAGTGTCGAATGAACTCCAGTATTGACTATGCCTGGAGGAAAGTTGGTAATAGTATTTGTTGGAGAAGATCCCACGTCGCCGTTAACAATGGTACCAGCAGCAGCGCTACCAGTTACAGCAGATGCTCCCAAGAGACCAAAAGCTCCAGCAACCCCAAGTAGAGGAGCATTCTGAGCATTGACAACAGTTGGTGCGCTAAGGGTTACCGCACCAGTAAGAGCAATGAGTGAACCGTTAACCGTTCCACCAAGCGTATTAGTAATACTTGCTTGAGCGATAACGTTACCTTGGAATGTTCCAACGAAGGAACTATTTAGGGTGGCAGAAGAACCAGCCAACCAGTAAACGTTTTTAGCTAATGCTCCGCCAGCAAGAATGATAGTAGGAGTACTAGTTCCACCCGTAATAATGGTGGATGCAGTCGTCTGAAAAACGAATACGTCTGTTGCGGTACCCGTAAGAGTAAGGGTTCCATTCAACGTAAATGATCCAGCCGTGCCAGAAGTAGCTTTGTATACGCCAGGACCCAAGCTTTGACCACCAAGTTCAGAATTGATGAGACCGCCAGAAGTACCAGAATTGGCCATGCCCTGTAAAGTAGTATATTCTGCAGAAGCCGCAGTTTGTGCTGCAGAAGGAGACGCTCCGCCACTAGCGGAACTTAGCGTAATAACACTAGCTGCTCCACCATTCAAGCGAATAGAGAAAGTGTCGCCATTGAGAAGAGAGCCGAAAGCAGGAACAGTAGTTCCAGTAACTTGTGGGGGAACTTCAGGAGCGGTAGAAGTAACGGTGTAGCTGAAAAGATTTCCAGCCGTACCATTGTTCAGAGACGTTAAAGTGCCGTATCCTGGGACGATTGCAGAAGCCTTACTTCCACTATTCGTTTTAACGATGTAGATCAGATTCGCAGTTCCGGTAATATCGGGATCATTCGAAGGCGCAGAAAGTGCCGCGAAGGCGTCTACAATCTGACCGCTGCCATATTTCTGAACAACTTTTGACATTTGATCAGGGGTAAACGAATTGGCTGATAAAACAGTCGTTTCATAGCTAGGTCCTGCATCAGCTTCACCCATGATTACTACGATACCGGATGCACCCAAACCAACAGGTTGACTTGTAACAGTCGTGTTCACTGGTGCGCTTGGAATTACGGTGTTGACGAATGATGTTACTAAACGTTGTGCCATTTTTTAAATTCTCCTACTTACTTAATCTTTTTGAGTCCGAAGTGGGCGACGCCAGCCTCAAACTGTTCTGGTTCGTCCATTTTTGAAGATTTTAGATGTAACCATATAATATCTTCAATGCTTTTGGTCTTGCCGTATTTACGTTTACTTTGAGCCCAGAAAATTCTGAACTGTTCTCGTTTTTCCTTTTCAGTTAAAACGCGAACTTCTGGCTTATAAAGCGATGCGCGGAAGGCTTTTGCTGCTTCTGCTATCATCTCTTGTTTCTTTTCCATTTGTTCAACCTTTTCTTTCTTAGCCATTTGGTTACCCAGCTGGATTAAATTTCTTGGCAGCATTCTTGTGGTGTCTATGACCCATAAAAAATGACAATTTGTGAATCCCTTTACCATTTACGGGCTTAGTTCCTGCTGGAGGATTGCTGCCCTGTCCTTGTGCCGCTGGATTCTGTGCGGGTTGGGGTAAAGTTGTTGCTTCTCGATGATCGTTTTCAGGAGCGTGTCCAGGCTTCGTCTCGAAGTCTTGATTGTCGCGCTCAATTGGCTTTTCTTCGATCTTTGGCTTCAAGTCATTGCTTGGGGCCTTTTTGTTTTCAGTATCAGACTTTACAAATTTAGTGCCAATCTCGTTTTCGTCTTCTTTTTCTGACTTTTCCATCTTGGCCAGGTCTTCATATAAATCAGACCATTCAGACTTGCCCATACATTTCGTGCAGCTTTCAGCCTTTACGATTTGTACGCCTTCGGTTTTACCAAGAGCGTGTTCCGAACAAAGCATCTCAGACTTCATATTGGCTAAGGGCCTGTGAGGAACATCGTGATCCATTTCGCTACGAACTTTTTGATGAACCTTTTTTGCGTCATGAACATCTTCAGCGCGAGTTTTAGGGTCGCGCGATAGCGGCATTTGTGAACCAGCCTTGCTAGTTCCCATCATCACTCGACTTTTCTGAGAAGGGTCACTTTGAGTATGGATACCTTTCTCGTGACCAGTTTCAGCTTTTTCAAACGGCTGGCTGTAATATTCAACCTTGTGCATTCCAGATTCAGCTTCTGCGGATTTTTGAAATCCATCAGTTTTAGCGGAAACGGTCGCAGATAGCAAATCTTGAGATTTAGCCAAAACAGCCAGTGCAGCTTGCTGCGCAGAATGTTTATCCAGACCATAATAAGCAACCGTGTGAAGACCAGAGGTATACTGAGCGGACTTTTTCATGTCCTCTACCTTGATATCTTCAATGGCAGCCGAGGACTTATTATCAAGTAATTTCTGAGCCTTAGCTAAGATAGCCATTGCCGCGTCTTTAGGAGAATTCATATTATCGTTGGCCATGCCTTTAAACCTCTTATTACTCTACAAAGATTGCTACGGACCACATTTCTTTAGCTTTGTAGCATCTAGAAAAGCCTTGAACTTCTGCAGGGTTGGGTGCTTTGGAGCGACCTCATTTAAACTGAGTTGGCCCATACCCCCAAACTTTTGGAGTTCGGTTTTGTAAAAATTAGTCACTATCTTTTCTTTCTTAGCGTACTTGGGCAATTTCTTGCCTTTGGTCGCTTCGTCCCATTCGTGGACTGCGGCTTCACCGCCTAATGCCTTTTTACCAGTGGCTGTATGAGCCCATTTTCTTTGCTGATCGCTCTTGTATGGCATGCTAGCTCTTTATATCGTCGAAATTATTAGTTTTTTGACGATTCTTTGTACGGGTAATTACCTGTAAATTTTGAGGAATATGCAGTCCAGATACGTTTTTGCCCTGAAGGGGAATTATGTGATCTACCTCATATATGACGCCAGTTTCTAGCGTCTTTTGTCTGGCGATCTCATATGCCCAATTAATTTCTATCAGATCAGATTCCGTAAGCCATTTTGGAGTACGCTGTCTATTTGCGGCCTTACGCATAGCACTGTAAGCGTTCACCTTAGCCCTATTAGATTCTACCCATCCCAATATATAGGAGGGATCAGACCTTCTCCTGGCAGAGCTGTAAGCCTTGGATTTTTCACCATTAATCCTATACCAAGAAGCATTGGCGACTTTTTGGCATTCTTTACACTGCTTACCCTCGTATTGATGAAGTCCTTTTTTACAAGTTTTCATAGGCTTAAGATTCGTCGCCGTCTTCAACGGTGAACCAACTCTCGTTTTGAGGATTGATCACAGAAGGGGTCGGCTCATTCGTCAAAATTTTTATTCCACCAGTCAATCCAGCAGTATGGTCGGCCACTACGACGCTCTCAATGAAGCGCTGCGGAGCCTTAATCCAGCTTTGTTCTACTTGGCCAGTCAGTGTAATAAAACGCACATACGCTTCTTCGCCGCCCGCCCCTGTAAAATTTGGATCTTCGGTAACTTCTCCACTATTTACAACACTTTCTGCAAATCCACTACCCTCAAGAAGAGTCTGTCTGTAACGCATAATGGCATAATAAACAATAGTGTGTAAAAATATCAAATTCTGCACATCGCCGTGCGCGTAACAACCAATGGAATAGGTCTCTTGATTGAATGTGTGCTCGACGCGCGCTTCATAGTATTGGTATTCTGGAACGACGCCAAGCTGAGTCGAATTTGGAATGGGAGTGCCTGGTTGAATTTGAATTGCGACCGTTGTCGCATTAATCGAGATGACACCCTGAATGATGTATCCGGTACCATCAGTTGGATTAACTAAAACTTGACCAGCAACCACGGTTTCAATTCCGATTGTAGCTAGAGGCAATGCCAAAAGACCCGTGCTTGCGTCATACGCGAGTGGAGTGAACGGCTTGACAATATAGGGGATCGGCTTGCCTATCTCGTTTGGCATCAGAATTTTTCGTATGGTCGACATATCGCCCATAGTCTTCATTTCTGGTTTTTCGTTGGATGGCAAAGGGAAGATCGTAACCATAGGCAGCTGATCTTTATCTTCGCGCGGACGTAGATATACGTCGATTTTTACGTTAGCCAGCCATTCTTTGGCCGCATCAATCTGCTTGCGACCATATTTGTCGGCAATATATTTGGTAGCAAGCAAACTTTCGAATGCATGGTCCAATAGCCATGGGTTCTTCTTCATCTCTTCGATGCCAAGATCAACCATAGCCTTAATGATCACGTCTCCCTGGAATATTCCCATAATTACGCACTCCTTAGATCAAATCTGGTTTTCACCATATGGTCTTTATGCCATAGAGGTTGTAAATTAGTATAATGACAAGCCTTGGCCAATTGAGTGGGATCTGTGAGATCAAATTTATAAAGAGGAACAATATGATCAAGCTGCCACGAGTCTTTTCCGTTTCCACGGTTTTCCCACGTCATTCCTTGTTTAAATTGCTCTTCTGTGTATAATTTAAAGAAATCTATTGAACATCCTAAATTGGTCACTGCAGAGCCCGATTTTGCACCTTCTTTTATGGCCCCAGAAAGTCTCGACCTCAACATTTTTTTAATTTTAAAATTAAGGTCACTTTTAATTCTTTCCTTTTCTCTTTTCGCCTCAGATGTTCGGTATTCTATTTTGTGATCTTCTTTCCACTTCTTGTTGTTTTCCAAGGTTTTTTCAGTATTCAGTAGGTAATGATTTTTTCTTCGAATAGAACAGCATTCCTTACAAGAGGCGCAAAGCCTGTCGTGCCTGCTGCCATCTACTGAAAAGAGTGAGTTTTCTTTGAATATTTTACATGTGGTGCATTTTTTCATTACTTGTTACCCCACTTTGCAAAAATTTCAGGCAATCTGAGGTCTTCCCATTCTCTAATAGCCTTATCCATCGCCTTATCCATAAAATGCTTTGCTTCATATCCTGGATGAATAAATTTGCCAGCACTGGCAGGTCCGCTAGTAACGGTTCTGAACACCATAGCTTCTCGTTTAATTTTTCCAGACGCATCTGGTCCTTGATAAATTCGCAGCCTAGTCAAAGGATGCGTTTCATCAGACTTTCTTTTGATCCACGATACGTGTCTACCCTTGCCACTCATGTCGAACTCGTGAAGCATGCCCTGTTTGGGGCTGCCTTTCGAATCCCTCTCAATTTTTGAAAGCGACAGATCGTGCTTTCGCAGTTTCTGATTGATTTCTGCCATTAGAGCTTGGGTCATCGGCGTGCTGGCACTTGGCTTTTTGTCGTATTTGAAAGGAATGACCTTATAGTCCGCACCCTTTAATAAGCCAGGCTTCATGTCTTTGTTGGCCTCAATCCCCTCTTCGATCCAAAGCGCTTTGGCGTCTAGAGCGATTACCCAAACATTCGAAGTAATTTCCATAGGCTGTTTGAGCGCAGCCATATAGACTTGATTTGTTGCAGAAGAAAGTGACGAGGCCTGTTTAACGACGTCAGCATAGGTGTCGAAAACCATTTTTTGAAACGATTCTTCCATTGCCTTTTTAGCTTGCTCTTTAAACTGAGTAAACGCTGACAGAACTTCGTCAGCGTTAATTTCGAACTTTAGGGCCATCTGGTCGTTCCGGTTGTTCTTGTCCTTCAGCTTCTACGGTGCCTGGTTTTACAGGTACGCCAGTTGGGCTTTGGACTTTTCCTTCTTTCATGTCAATCCAGCGCACCTTTCCGGTAACTGGGTCAATAACTTTCTTTTGTCCCTTTTCGTTAATTGCGTTGGGCAGCTGGGGAGTCCGCGCGACGTGCTCTGTTGTTGCTTTAGTGGGCAATTTGCCAATCGATTGGCCTACTGCCCCTTCAGACTTTTTTTCAGCGGGTCCGCCATTAGAACTCGAAGAGTCCTTTGGAGCATAGTTCGGAATACCAGAAGTTGGGTCTTGTTGCTGTGGAGCAGATTCTAATTCGCCCGCACCTGCACCGCTGACCGCGCCACCAGCGGGAGTTCCGCCATCGACACCATTACTTTCAGCGCCGTTTCCAAGAGGATCGCTGCCGTCGCCGGTTTGAGCTTCTTGATCCAAGCCAAGCATTTTGCACATTTCGATCATTGCGCGTAACATGGCAATAGACGACTCATACAATTGAGGAGCCTGCAGTTTTGACTTTTCTATAATAGGCTTGCAGGCCTTGAATCCTTGTAGAGCTTCAGAAACCAGGCCGATCACTTTTTCACGATTGATGTTCTGGGAATGGTTATCCAACCCTTCTTGCATCAACTGAGTAACATCGGGTGCCTGCTCGTCTTCGCCAAGACCTAAATCTTTGGGAGCGTTTTCATCAGCGTAGTTTTCTGGACGGCTAACGTTGCCTTCAACGCCAGTGCCGACCGCCATGTTAGAAGCGTCAATTGCTTCTACAGCAGGATCATTGGCTTGAGCATAAACGGGAATAGAGTCAATCTCTTGAGCGATTTGCTCTACTGTCTGTTCGCTTCCAGGATCAACTCCAGGAGTGCCTTCTTGAGTGATGATATTGTTTCCGCCCTGACCTTCGGCATCCAACTTTACATTCTCATTGGTTGGCGAATCAATAGTCACACCAAGACCATCGGGATTGTGCTGAATAGCTTCTGGCTTAGGCAGATCTGGATCGTTTAAATCTTGACCCGCGTAGTTCTCACTATCAGTAGTCGTAGGATTATTTACCGTGGGGCCAGCCGTAGGAGTGACTTGTTGATCGGTTCCGCCATTTGCGTCTGGAACAGATTGACTTTGATCTTGTTGTGCGCAATACTTGCAATCACTTGGGTGTCCAGCAACCGTGGCGTCGTGAGATCCACTTGCGCAATAAGGGCAGTCGTCGCCAGCTTGAGGATTTTGGCAATATGGGCAATCGTGAGTTCCGCTTTCATCAGCGGCTGGAGCACAATAAGGGCATGCGTCGTCTTGTTGGACGTCGTGACAGTACTTGCAGTGGTTGGGATCACTCGCTTGCGCGCCCGCTTGGGGTTTGCAATATGGGCAATCGTGTTCGTTTTTATTCATACCATTTCCTTCCGTTTCCAAATAGGCTTCGCTAATCTTTTTTTCTTCTGCAGAAGCCGTCCCTTGATGAGTGCGTTCCTGGGCTTGTTGAATTTCAGTCTCAAGAGCGTTTTCGTACTGAACAACAGTGTCTTTGCCCCTAAATTTACCAACCAACATTGCTTTGCCAGCCTCAGATAGAGTTTTTCCAACTCCAACCGTAGCAGTCAAATTCGTAGCAAAATGATAGTCTGCGCGAAGCTCTTCAACGTTAGCAATGGCATCTGCAGGAATACTGAAAACGCCTTCGTCTCCACCGCCAGAAATAAAATTTCCGCCGTGAGCTTCAACCCATCGCCTTACGATTTCATGGCCAAGAGCAATCCTATCTGAAATCTCATGTAGAGCATTTGGATCGTCTGCTAAAATTGCGCGTCCACATAGTCTGCCAGCATTGTCGCCGTCGTATGCCATGTAGACTATGTTTTGACTATCCATTATAAAATACCTTTATTTTTTAGCACTTCTTTGTTCCAAAGTTCAGAATTAGGCATTATAGATTGAAACCAATCCCATTTTTGCTTATCTATAATTCTAAATCTTCCTTTAATTTCGATCCATCTGTCATCTTCAGTTAAATAAAAATCTGGTCTATATGTTTTTCCGTCTGGCATATCAAATACTTTTGGCTGCCATTCAAATCTGATCATATCATTATTAAGCTTATCTACTGTCCTTGCTTCCCATGAGCCAGTACAAACTAAAGTTTCGCCCGTTTGCCAATGTTTCTTAATATAGGAGTTTTTCGATGAACGACTAGCCTTCAAAGCAACTTCTTTGTCTTGAGAAGGATGTTTTACACCATAGTGTTTTAATGTAGTTTCTTCTTTTCTTTTTTGAGATCCATTTGGATGCCTACAACCACCGTATAGAACATGGAATGGATTGGTAAACCATTCTCCATGTTCTTTATCGATGAATCTACATTTTGTTGTAGTATTTATCCATGTTGACTCATCAATAGTTACAAGATCTCCAGAGATTTGGAATAGTTTTTCTTTAATTTTGTCAATACTTAAAGTTTTTGATTTGCTGATTTTTTTTGCTCTTTTTTTGGGATGACCATTTTTAAGAGCGTAAACGTTTTTTGGAATAGCCCACCATTCTCCGAAATCAGCATCAATAAATCTGGCCTTTTCATGCGTGCCTTTATAGGTAGAAGCGTCTATTTGCACCACGTCACCGTGCGCCTCTTTAATTCTTCTTTGAATTTCAAATATATCAATTTTTTTAGCCATTTCTGTTTTTTCTCAAAATTTCCAATAACATTTCGATATTGTCCATATCCCAATTTTTAGAAAAGCGTATTTTAAAGCCATCTTCTGTTTTTTTAAGAAAAACTTTTCCACAATCGCCATAGCAAATACAGGCTCCAAATATATCTCCATCAAATACTCTTTGACCACAGTCTGGACAATGAACTTGTTCGCCTTTCATTAATTCTATTTTGAATTCATTTTTCTTAAGTTTTTTCTTCCTTTCTTCTAGGAAGTCCTTAAGAGGAGACTTTTTCTTTATTTTCACCTTTTGCTCAACCTTGATCTCGGGGGAGACATCAACATTGACTTTTATATTCGTCTCGTTTTTAGTGGGCTTAGATTCTCTATGGGACATATTGCCACTCAGTTTAGCTAAAACCAACGACTGAATTGCATCTCTTTGTGTAATTTTTTTATCGACTACCTTGCCGATGAGATCGTGCAGTGCAAGTCGTTCGTCGATCATCTTTTGGACCATCGCGATTGTAGTTTCTGGAACGCTGTGCTCTGGCTTCTTGTCTAGATCGTCCACGTTATAAAGCTCAAAAGCTTTCATAATGACGAGACCAATTCCAGGTATAGACCGATACTTGAACTCAGCAGCCTTTTTGTTGGTGTATTTTTCAGTGTCGTCTTCTATGTCGCCACTGTACACGTCTTTATCGTGTTTGCTAACTTTGAGAACCGGATGCTTGCCATGTTTTATTGGAAGCTCGACTTCTTTGGATTCGCCAACCATCATGGGCTGTAAATTGCTGATAAGAAAGCTCATGAGTGTGCGCGGCACAATCTGTAAAGCCGTCTTGATCTCTTCGTGATCAGAGGCTCCCAATAGCTCAAACTTTTCCAGTGACTGGAAAAAGTCAGGCCCAAGGGCTTTCTTTAAAAATGAATCAGCACTAGAAGACACTTCGTGCTCCTATTACGTGTTAGGTTCGTTAACAGGTGCGCCGCTTGGTGCGGTAGTGATTCCCTGAACAGCGATTACTGCAGGCGGTTGAGCGATAATATATGTGTCGTCGTCAATCAAAAATACAAGCAGTGTGGCGGCATTTGCGGCAACCCAGTTCCACTGTGCGGCAGCAAGATACGTCCAAGCATTAGGGGGACACGGAACGCCAACAAAATGATTAGTTCCAGAAGTTTGAACTGCGCCTGCGGCCTGAGCCGTCATCGTGTTGTCGCCAACCGTGACTGCGCCTACTGTGGCTGCGTTATTATAAATTGCAAGATTTCGTCCAGCACTAGGAAGGATTCGTGGAGTTACAGCATTAGTTGTAAAACCGCTAGCGCCGTCACCAAGTGGGAGCAGTGCTCGACCGACTTCGATACTTTTTCTAGAGCCAGATTGCTCGTTATATTCAAGCAATTCAATAGCTGATGGATCGCGCGATTTGTCGCCTGCTACTTGTCTACTTTTGATTACTGGTGTTGCCATAAATACCTATTTTCCTTTGGGTTATACCATTCTAAGATTACTGGTCGTCTTCGTCTTGGCCTTCGCCAATTGCGGATATGTCGACTGGAACTGAGTACTTAGAAGGGTTTTGGGGCTCGGCTGGACCTTGAACAGTCCGTTTGGGATCTTTGGGCTTCAATTGATTGGTCTTGCTACCCTTATTTTGATTATGGTAAATGTACTCGCGCTGCGCAATAGCGTGATAAGCGGCGCGCGTAGGTGTGGGATCGCCGCTTTCGTCAACTGACCCTGTAATTCTTACTTCTTTGGGAAGCTGCGTTATATACCAATAAGCTTTGTATAGGTACCTTACTGCGTAAATTCTACCCTTTCCAGTATCTGGATCAATGCCAGGATTTCTTCCGCCATCTATCCACTGAATTTTTCCATCTGAGGTCAATTGAAAATCAACTCCATCCGTATAGCTGATATTCTGACTGTCAGTGACGTATTCCATTCTAACTATCGGAAACATGGCCTCATTTGGTGCGTCGACCACGTAGTCGATTTCGTGCGTATTGGCAACCAAATCGTCAACTTTGGGACTGGCAACATAAATGCGATCACCGGGGAGTAAATAAATTCGGGGACCAGTTTTGCAAGGATCTTCGCCTTCCGCAGTATCGTAAAATCGTGGCATTACAAGTTTGCTTTCGGAAGGATCGAGGGTACCCGCTCCACCGCGCATGCGCTCGCGCGAATTGTCAGTCATAGTGGCCGTGAATTTGCCAGCAAGAATATAGAGCATGCCATTTGACGTGATTGTGTCGACACCGTCACTTCGACGATAGTCTCCACGGTCTTTTTTTCCAATGGGGCTAGGCATGGACTTGTAGTGTAAATATTGCACACCAAGACCTTTGACGAAGTTCTCCAATCGATCCAGGTCAAAACTTTCCTGAACGTATGGGGAGCCTTCCCCGATGATAATCGATTCTTGACTACCTCGGTTTAAATTGCCTCTTTTCTTGAAATTATTTTCCATTCACTTCTCGGTTTAAGCACATCAAAGATAGTTCTTCTAGCGTCTTTTCTGCGCCGTGTTGACTTAGGGCCATCAACTTCACTACTTCGTTAAGGGATATATCACTTAAGGCGCGCTTGATCTCTTTTTTGGTTTTGAAGCCTGAAAGATAGTGGCCGTAATTGACCTTGACGGCGAAGTTCAGATTCGTGCCGTTTTTTGCACACTTTTGCACTTCTTGTAAAAAATGCTTGATTTGCTCATCGTTTGGCAAATACTCAACAATAACCTCAGAGCATCTTTTGGCTTGTTCCAAGAAATTTCCCTGTGGGTCGTAGGCGTATGGAAGATTGTCGATGATCATTTTTACGCACATATTATTTCCCGATTCGGATTTTCGCTCCACACTGAACAGCCTTCTCGGCGGTTGCGCCAGCAAGTGCCCGTGTGAATTCTTTGCCGATTTCTAATTTACCGAAAACCATTGCGCCGTCTCTAAGTTGGCTCTCAACGGAGTGTAGGGTTACGTTCTGTTTAGTGATCTGGAACTCGATTTTGCCAGGAGTCTGAATCGAAAAAATATCGTGTCCAGATTTGCGTAGAGAGTCAGACAGATAGTGAGAGTGTTTTTCAACCTTCGCCATATCGGCCATATTTTCGCTCTTTTGCATCACGGGCTGAAACGTAGGATATTGCTTTTCAAGCTGATATCGTACAATAGCGGGATGACTTCCAGCCGCAATAGCCTCTTCTCGAAATTTGCCGCGCGGCTTGCCCGTCGCAATCCAAAAGCCTCCTTTTGTGCGTATCAGTTTCACTGGCGATCCATCGATCATTCCTGCGTCCTCTACCGTATCCACTTCATTTGGTGTTATTTGCATATACTCTCCATAAATTCGAACCGAAATCCAAAATAATGATTGGATTGTCCATGTAAATTTTTACTTATACCTCTGGCTTTTATTCCTAAATACTGAGCCGCAGAGTTTACCGACTCAAAAATCCTACCACTACCCAATTCTATTACAGTGCGCGATCTAGATTTGGCTCTTTTTTCTACCAAATGCAATGGTTGCACACGACCAGAAAGTTTGGCTGACCTTTTGGCTTTAGTTTCGTCGGATTGCTTTTTGCCACGCTGAACAGCACTCATCAGCAATCTGGTTCTTTCGGAAACTGCATGGGCATTTCCGCCACTATGTAAATTATACCCACTAGGATACATTGAGTTGTTGCATTCTATCATTTTCTTTTCAACTTCGTTCAGAGTGATCAAATTGTCTGTTTCAATCAAGGACTCTATAATAAATGCTTGTACACCATATTTTCTAATCGCATTATGAATTGCATGGGGCCTATTCGATACTAGGGCGTCCTTGACATGTTTCTTCCATCTATTTTCAATGGTGGAAGTGGTTAGCCCTATGTAAAGCTTTCCATTCACAGTATTTGTTATTTTATAAACACAACCCATTACTTCTCTTTTCCATACGCCGCCCTTATCTTGGTCACATGCCAATGATTTTCTATGTCTTTTTTTTCTTTCATTGCCTTGTATGTTCCACGAATACCCTCAAGCCAACTATACCCAATCTTCGAAGGATCTTGACCAAAATGGTGTTCGAGCCTTGCCAAATGCCTTTGTGCGACGGCATCCTCAAGTCCAGGATTATCTTCCATGTACCTGCGCATATCGTCGCCTTTTAAATTCGTCGCCTTACCATGCTTCGTCTTTAGGTCGCGATTCATTCCAATGGTTTCGCGAATCGTATTGGGCATAAGTCCATACTTTCCGAAAGCTGTCTCGCCACCATGTATGCCGCCGACAGGCTTGTGCTTCACATTTTGACCATTATTGGTCTCTACGCTAGCAATTGTACGAAGCATTTTACCGCTATTGTAAGTTGGCGCTTGCTGGTGAACAGCTATGTGCGGCGGTGTAGCTGCACTTGCAGGAGCTTCTCTCATTGGGCTAGACATCAATGCGGCGGCTGTACCAACTGCTGCAGCAACGTGTTTGATGCCCTTTTCTAATTGAGCATCCTCAGAAGCTGCCAGCTTGGATCTTATAGGAACGCCAAGACTTCCATGTTTAGCTGCCTTTTGATTCAAATAGCGAATCTGATTTCGATTAAAAACCTTTACTGGGTTTTTTCGACTCTTTTGATGCGCATCTTTAGCTGCCGCTGCCGCCTGGTCATTTCTGGTAGGCCCCGCATGTTGCACAGCCTTATTTGGTCCAACGTGAGCAACTTCGCCCGTTCTGCCCTCTTTACGTTTCGCATTATCTGCGTGACTATAAAGACCCATGTGTTTTGGACCATAATCCGATTTTCCGAACCCTTCGGACTTTCCGAAATCATGATATGTATTTCCAGCACCCTTTTCCAGAACCAAATGGCTGAATTCGATGTCATCAGCCGTGATTCCGTTTTCTTTGATGTCGTCGTATATTTCTTTGTCAATGGTGACGTGAGTCATGAATTGCTTATATACGTTGCCCACCTTGTCGTACTTGTCGTACAGGGCCTTGTATTTGGGAGGCAGACCCTCGATCTTGAGCATGTAGTATTCTAGACCAGTATATTCCGACTTGAAGATGATCGGTTTAAAGATCATGCACTGCGGATCAGGTGAAGAAATATCGTGTTCCTTCACATAAGCCTTCAGTTCGTCCAAATCAAATTCATCAAGGCTCTTGAATATTTTGATCGACATGTGCAGCGGAATATCGTCCACTAGCGTATGTCTACCTTTTATACTCACATGAAAAAGCACGTCACAACCCTTGGCCGCTTCGTCTTTATAGCTCTGATGTACTCCAACTCCCTTATCGCTGCCCACGCGGACCCCGATTACCTAGTTGTTTAGCCATGTGAACCGACTTATAGTCAAAATTATGACTAAAATGTGCGGCGGCACCAGGCAAAGTATGATAAGCGTCGCCAGGAGGAGAATTCCAGTACGACGTACCTTCTCCATAATGCGAACGGCCAGCATAAGAGCCGTGGTGAAATCTCATTTCATGAGCCAATCCAGTAGAGTAAATGGAGTGTCCTTGGCCGAGTTTCGCCACCAATTGGTGAAGCTCTTCTGCGACTTCCGGTGTGATTTGATAAATAATAATACCCTTCTGAGCTTTGCCGAACTGACTACGAATCTCATGGGCATCGTAACCAGCATTGAATAGGCTGTTCAGAATCTGATCGTGACCCATTTTTACTTCATCGTTTTGTGGATGAAGTGGTCGCTCCACAGAAAACATAAAATGAGGACCGCGCACCTTTTTCTGATGGTCGGCCAGAGCCGACAATATTCCTTTGTCGATTCCCATATGTGCCTCTTAGATGTTGTCGATCAGGAATCTGTTTGAGAAAATAGCGCTTAGCTTGCTTACAAGCCTGTCACGTTTTTTCTCCAGATCCTCAATACGCAATTGAAATTGACGAGGTCCAGGACCAGTACTGCTCTGAGAAATTCCATCTTGCGATTGTGATTGTGAGTTGTATCGATAAGTTGCTTGAATTTCACTCAAAATTGAGATAGCTGCAACACAGCCAATGAGTTCATTGACGGGAACTGGAACTTGACCTTCTGCGGTCGAAAGACCGGCAGTATACTGGATCTGCCAATATGCTGGCACCCAGTTTAGACCGTCCATGACTGTTAAAAATGCGATACCTGCGTTACCTACTGCACCAGAAACTTGGTTGACACCATAGGCTGCCAAAAGTGGAACGACGTTGATAAGACGCTTAGCAAAATTTGTGGTTTCGATCCACGTTGGCGGTATTGTGAAAATATTGTTGTTGTCGGCGCTCACAATTGCAAGCTGTTCAAGACTTATGATCGGACCCTTTTCTGCGCGCACATGAATATAGGCTTTGTAGAGCGCGTAATCAAATGGAACCTTGTGTTGGAACGCTTCGCGTGTGATCGTGAGCTTAAGAAGAAGTTCGGTTTCATTCATCGCCCAATTCAGTTTTTCAGTAAGGTCTTCTGGAGTATATTGATCGCCGTTTGGAAAGTGCAAACGAATGCCTTTCAAAAACATGCGTCTAAATTTCTCTTGATCGAGCATGGGCTCGCATCGTGACAGCAGGTCTGAAACCTGTGAGGCGTGTACTGGATATACGGAGGTGCCGTCTACCTTAGAGCCTGTTTTACTAAAATCCATTATAGACCACCACTTAGGAAGGAATCAATTTTTAATAAACATTCTGACTTGTTATCCAACCAGTCTTTTTCTTCTATTTCTATGAAATTTATTCCAAGATTATTAAAAAACTTCTTTTTGTAGGCCGAGTACTCTTTGGGGGTTATGGCCCAAGATTTTGGCTTAAATCCCTTTCCGTGCCAATACTCGCCGTTGAACTCTATACCCTTATTTAGGTTTTGGATAAATACGTCCAATTCAAGACCATTACCGGAATTTCCTTTTAGTCGCTTTCCAAATCTAGCCTTCTTGGCATCAGGATGGTGTTTTTTTACATATGCTAAAATTTCCAATTCTGCTACGGAAGAACGCCCAGCTTTTTTCATGTGTGTGGCGCATTCGTCTATATAGCTATTAATATTGGCCGCATAGTAAGATCCAGAAGATTTCTTTTTCCACTCGCTTTTTGTGGAATATTTTCTCGCCTCTTCAATGACGGCATCTTTTGTCCATTTTTGACATCTTTTCATTTCTTTAGAAAGATCGCCATATATGCCAAGCTTACAAGCAAGCACCATGCTTGAATTGGAGTTTTTTCTCCATTCAGATACGCTGTCATATTTTTTAGATTCTGTTATAATAGCCTCTACTGTCCATTTCATATCTAACACGATCCATCGGAGCCAGGTAACTCTACAGACATACCATTCATTTTTCTGAATGTGCGAGTAGAGGTTCCTTCATTGATTTGAAACAAGACGTTTCCACTTCCAGGTACTTGGGTTGGAACAAGGGTGATTTGCCAAATAGAGGCGTCGAGAGGGCTGACCTGGGTTGCAATCAATTGTAACACTTTTGAGTTGTCAATGGAAGGAAAACTTACTATGATGAGTGGTACTGCAGGCTCGTCCAGGCCAATACCGGCAATGTAGCGTAGCCCAGAACCACTATTAGACGAGTTCGAGCAATTACACCCTGCAGCAGGTTGATCTAGGTCAATCAGCTGAAAATAAAGGGTAACTGGATCTCCAGCACGGATTTTCCATTGGTCTTGAAAGGCAAACTGGTTGACGCTTGCATAATTTACGATAAAGTCACAGGATAATCTCATATTGACACATACTCCAATCTACGATATATTCAGGTTAAAGATTGCTGGGCATTTGCCCTAAAGAATCGACCAAAAGTCGGTAAATACTGGTATTTTATACCAAAACTGGAGAATCAATGTCACAAGAAAATGGTCAGTCAAATCAAGCCCCTGCGCCCCTTGGAATTAATCCGAAGGACCTATTGGGGGCCAAGAAGGTGAATTTACACCTAGTTCCGGCTGCCAGTATCATCTACCAAGCCCTGGCAATGGAAGACGGCGCTAAGAAATATGGCCCATACAATTGGCGCGAAAACAAGGTCATTTGTACAATTTACATATCTGCCGCGATGAGGCACCTGCAAGCGTTTTTGGATGGAGAAGAATTGGCTTCAGATAGCCAAAAACCGCATTTAGGACACGCGCTGGCCTCTATTGGCATTATCGTTGACGCTTTGGAGACGGGAAATCTAGTCGATGATCGCCCTAAGCCTGGTGCCGCCGCTGCATTAATCGCCAAATGGGAAAAGAAACCAAAAACAACTTGACCCAATTTTGGATCAGTTGTATTCTGCATTCACTAACACCTTAATAGGAGATAAAAATGGGAAGTCCACAGACAGAATCAGCGCCGGTAGCATCGACGCCAGCAGACCCTACAGCCGCAGCGGCAGGATGGGAAGCAGCAGCAGTAGCAACGGATGGAGCAGCCGCAGCAGTAGGCGCAGCCGCAAGTTCAGAAGTTACTGAATTGAAGGGAAAAGTTGCCGCTCTTGAGGAGAAGCTTGAGACCGTGCTCACAGCTTTGAAGGAAGGCCTTCACAATCGCGTGAATGAGCTTGAAAATACGATCAAACGTAAGTTTCCTTACGGATGAAAAAGAAAAGGCCCTGAGAGATCAGAGCCTTTAAAAATCTAGATTGTAATAATTAAATTATGCGCCAGTATTGCCGCTAATTAAAGCAACTGCGGTTTGTGCATATAGAGCGCCATGAACCGTGGTAGTAGCTTGAGTTGAAATTGCTGTTTGGCCAAGTATAACGCCTCTGAAGATTGAACTTGTTTTGAGGGTTACTGCACCAGCAACGGCCCAAGTAACATTCTGTGGTAAAATTCCACCAGTTAAAATAACGTGCTTACCTACCTCTAAATCGAGAGTGCCTGCGATCTGAAGAACTATCGAATCTGCAACTCCACCATTGATAGTGATATCGCCCGTGATATCCACGGCTGTGGACCATTTGTAAATACCAGGAACTAGAACTTGTCCGTTCAGAGTACCTCCGCCTAAACCAACGACTGGAGCAGGAACAACTAAACCTTGAGCAAAAGTGTAGGCTGCTTGCATATCAAGAACGGCTTGAGTTAAATTGGCTGGTGTAGGAGCCGCGTTGTCTGGAGAATCCACATTCCCACTAACTTCAGTTGCGCTACCATGTGCTCCACCTAGGTTTGGTGTATACGTGAATCCAGTGATCGCCGTGTGAGCGATTGGACTTACTGCAATATTGCCGGTAACCGTGGCGCTAGACGCGTTGCTGATTCCTGCTTCTGCCAAAATTCTGAAGTTTCCAGCAGTGAGCAAAGGAACAAGCGCTGGACCATGGTGAGAGTTAATGGCACAATAAGAGTTTATAGCGTTTACAACTTCCATAGCATATGGTTTACTTGCAAATGCATCAACCATGACCGCTATGTCATGGCTACTAAGAGTGCGTTGGCACAAAATAGCTGCCTGGATATTCTTGGCCACTTGCGCGTCGGCCATTGCAATAACCAATCGCTTCATAGTGTCGGACGACAGTACGGAGCCATTAACGACGGCGGCGGCAAATTCGTTGCCAGCCTTCTTGTCGGTCAGCATATCTACGATATCAATGATTGTGTTAGTAGTTAGGGCCATTTAAAACTCCTTAGAGAGAACGTCGGATTTATGTTGCTTCCGACCATTAAGATTACTCTTCTGCAAGATATACGATACTGCCGTCCTGGACGACTTCCCTAGTGGCCCTAATGGGCCTTTTAGCTTGCGGACAATACATGCGATCCAGAAATGCGGCATTTACATAGGTGCGAGGACCAGAATATAGCACTCCACGAGCTTCGTGAATATGTCCAAAAACATGCAGTTTTACCTGTGTTTTCGCTAGTTTATCTACCAAGTCTTGGCAGCCAACTGGGATGTTTGGGGTTCCATCGGGAAAAGTCGTCATATCCAAAATACCGGCTGGAGGACCATGTGTAACGAGGATTTCGGTGTCTTCTGGAATGAGGTCCCAGTGCTTTTTAATATCAGCACCGCGTTGACGATTAAACGCCCAATCATGGAACCATGGCTGAACGGGTGAACCCCAGATTTTGACACCTTCTACGGTCACGCCAGAGTCATTCAAAAGGGTAATTTTGAGTGCCTTGCATGCTGCGGCAAACGTATCTGGACTTTTTTCAAAGCCAAAATCATGATTTCCAGCGATCAATATGTGGTGTTTGTATTTTTGCTCGGCGAACCATTGTAAAAAGCTCGTGATTTCGTGAGCATCACCGTGGCCAGTCATATCACCTGCATGGATTAAAATATCACCGCCGTCGCATTTGCAGCGCGCGTGACGATTGTGTGTATCCGACAATAAGTCAATTTTTATTTTGCTCATGTACCATTATATCATGTGACATAAAAAAACCTCTGAAGAAAACCTCAGAGGTTGTAAAAATTACTAATATTTAGAGGCTAATTACTATCCGCCACCGGGAATCAATTGACCAGTGATGTTCTCCAAGAGCACGTTTTTGCGTGGTTGATAGAGAGCAAGCGACAGGAAGCGGAAGTGAGCTTCCGGCAAACTGAGGTCGTTGACTGCGAGTTTCAACTTGCTGTAAGGAGCGAGTTGTGCGAAGCCCATCGTGTTTCCTTGGATAAGGAAGCCAGTGATAGAGCCAGGTTGGCGATTGCCCAAGTCAATAAACTGTGGGTTGCCAGAACCTTGTGCGATTTTGCCGACGAACTTGGCAGAGCTAGCCGAACCACCTGCACCAGAACGATAAACGTTGTAGTACTGTGCTCCAGAAACTGCGGTCCATCCAACGGTGACTTTGTCACCAGCTGCTGCCACTGCGACAGAAGATGCTGCTGAGGGATACGATTCACCGCGCATCGAAACTGAAGTCACATAGTACCAATAAGTACCTGCGGCTAACAGAGATCCTGCTGCACCTGCGTCTGCGACGGTCAGGGCTCCAGGAGCGCCAGGCGAACCTGCGCGAGCGCGTGCTGGGCGGGTTTTGCCAGAAAGGAAACGTGAAGCTTCCAAACTAACAATTGCGCTCGAAGTCCACTGAGTGCGCAAGTGCGCGCCAGTTGCTTCTTGAGCAGAACCTGCCAACATAATCCGCTCTTTTGCGTGAGCGATTTTGTTATAAGCTGATAAGCTGATCGGATCAAGGATCAAACGATCTGCTGCGCCCATGTTCATTGCGGAACGAACAGAGCTATCTTCGATAATCGACTGAGTCAGAGTACCGCCGACTGACAGAACGACAGTTTGGTCGGAACCAAATTCTGCGAACATCAAGTCCTGGGTGTTAGACTGAGCGTCAGATTGACGAACTTGTTGGTCAACACCAATCATGTTCGGAACCTTGGCAACTACTGCGGGGTTACCATCGAAAACACCCGAATCCGAGAAGTCAGATTGACCACGGAAAGAGTCGAATTCGATATCACCAGCGAGTTTCATTGCAGCATCTGCAGCGGCGCGGTCTTCAGCTTTTTGGCCGTCGAATGCTCCGATCATGTTTGCTGCAACAGTCACTCTACGAGTGGTGCTGTAGTATGCCATAGGCACAACTGCACGCACGTAAGTGCTGGTGTCTTCTTCACCGACGCCACCTTCGAACTGGGCTGACCCACCGAAGATACCATAGTCTAACTGACGGTTAAACTGGTGAAGTTGAGATTTGACGTCTTTCGACGGCAACATCTTTTGAAGTTTAATGTGACTGTCGTCATAGGTCACATTCTGCATAACGGGTGACAGATCCTCAATCATGAGGGCTGCGCCTTGTGCAAGACGATCTGGTGCAGCTAGGTAGCTACCTGCTTCCAGGGCTTTCATTAATCCTTGTAGTTGTTCAACCATGGGATATCTCCTTTAAAAACTGCTTATTTTAGCAGGTGGCTAATAGTGTTAACATTCGCATTTGACAGGTAGTAGGCGTTGATAGCCGCTCTGTCTTGTGCAGATGTGCGTGGGTCTGAACTTTTCTGCAGAAGGCGCTGAGTAATCTCAGACTTCGACATAGAGTTTGTGTCAACTGAGGTTCCGCCGTCTTCGTTTTTAGCGAGTGATGCGATTTCAGTTACTGCTTTGCCTTTTGGGGCAGAGACTTTCGTGACCAATTTGGTCAAGAATTCTTGTACGGTATCTAGGCTCTTTTTCAGTTCGGCGTTTTTAGCCTCTGATGCTTCGAGCGATTTTTGAAGATCGTTTCCGATGTTTTCAGATTTTTCCATTTGATTTCCTTCTGCTTTACTAGCTGGAGATTTTGCTCCAGGAGAGTTACGAACAGGAGAAGCTTCGATCTTCCCGCCATTTCTTCGTTCACGTTCAGTTTTGGTCATTGCGTCGTGAAGATTTTTTGAATCTTTACTTGCTTCTGACCGCGCGCCGACTGGATTGCCAGGAGGAGCGGCTTCGATACCACCGTTTTTAGGATCGTTGTTCATATCCTGTCCACCGGCTTTTGGCTTCGAATTCAATTCTGGATTTTCTTGCGAAAGCTCAGAATGTCCCTTTTTATTGCCTTCCGATTTACCCATCATTGGATCTTGTCCAGGAGCGGGTGCGCCAGGTGCAGGTGCGCCAGGAGCGGGAGCTGCTGCACCAGGGGCTGGTGCTGCGGAACAAGCGTCAAGCGCGTCACGAATTGCGTCGTGGTGAGCCATCAACTCTTCTTGTGACATAGATGCGTACATTTGACGCATGTGTTCCATATCTTCTTCGTCGTAACCAGAGCCTTGACCTGCTGCCATTGCTGGATCTGCGCCAGGAGGTGCTGCAGCTGCGGGTGCAGGAGCGCCTTCCATTGCGGGAGCGGGAGCATCGCCTTCAGCTGCAGGTGCTTCGGGAGCGCCTTCTTCTGATGGTTTAGCTTCTGCGGCAGGAGCTTTATCTTTGCCTTCGGCAGGTTTCGAGTCGGAAGGTTTTTTGTCCTTCTTTTCGTCCTCAGCCTTTTTCAAAGATGCAGCGGAACTGGCATTTTCTGACTTAGCCATTTCAGCAGAGAATTCCTTCTCGACTGTGGCGATCAAATCTGCTAAATTTCCTGTAAACTGCATAATGTTCTCCTAAGTGTCTGAATTGTTTGGAATTAGACGAGCTTAGTAGGCCAGTATAATTGATCCAAATCAGCTGCAGGTGCTGCTGCGTTTACGTTTGCTGCGTTAACTTGTGCGTGAGCCGTAACGGTTTTAACTTGCAAACGAACACCAGATTTAATGGATTCGAATTCGCAGGTCAAAAGGTCAGCGAGAGCTACTGCATTGGTTGCAGCAGGATCATAGCCAAGTTGTAAAATGTGGGGTGCGTAAGCATACGTTTGGTTGCCGAAAATGTCTTTCGAAACCATGTCAACGTTGGAAACTTGGATGTATACGACGGGTGCGTCTGCGGCAGTTCCATCAGTAGCATTTGAAATTAATGCATAGGGCCACGATGCGCCATTAGCGTCAACGGTGAAACCTTGGGAAATGGTGTTAAGTGCGTGAGCGGCGGTTTGGCCTTTCAGGCGAGCGTTCAGAAGGTCGACAATGTCTTGAACCAGGCGAATTGCTTTTGCGTTTGAATACATATTTTCTCCTATTTTTCGTTTTACACAACCTGCTTTTAGTGTCAGGTGTAAGTACGTGTAACTTCAGGAAGATTATAACGCTCTGAAAATATATTTGTAAAATCAACAACTTATCGTGTAAAAGCTGCCAAAACCTTTTTACAATGGCGAGTAAATAGATCGATTTACTTGCCAAAATTCAACATGGGGCAATCTTTACCGTGATATATGGAGAGTAGATGAGCACGTACATTCATGGCATTGGAGCTTCCGAAAATATTGATACTTCTGGGGAAATCGTTTCGATTGCCGGTCTCGACATTTCGAGCCTCGACAAAGATGGCGTTTTCAACTGGGAGCACAAGGCTGACCAACCGTCTCAGGTTGTCGGTAAGATATTGAAAGCACGGAAGATTTTCTCGGACGCCGACTGCGAAGACGACCACCAGCTCAAATTTTGGAACAAATGCAAGGTGCCCTTTCTATATGTTATGGGCGAATTGACCGATGACTACACCGACTCCGCGCGGGAAGTGGCCGGAAAGTTCCGCTACGACGCAGATCGCCAGAACGAACGCAACATGATGAATTTTTCCGTGGAAGGCTCCAAAATCTCCAAAGAGGGAATTACGGTCACGCGCTCCATCGCTAGAAAAATTACAATCACAATCCTGCCTTGTAATAAGGCTGCTGTCGCTGAAATGGTCTCTGTGGCCACGCCGACCGCAAAGAAAAGTGCGATTGATGAGCTTTTCAAGACCGAAACCGTTGAAATCGAAGTCCTCAATATAGACAGCAAGTCTAAGTTATGGGACTTATTGAAGAAAGAGGACCCAAATAAGCACGCCGCTAAGCTTGGGATTAAACCGTTCCAGAAAGACATGGGCGGTGGGCAGAGTGCCGGTCTGGCATCATCTGCACTTAGCGGCGTCGGTCCTACCTCTGCCGGAGGTCTCTTGGCATCTGAAGAAATGAAAAAAGCTACACAACACAGAACTGGAACTGGCGTAACGGTCAAAGACGACCGTGGCAACAAGCTTCCAAAAATTTCAAGTCCCTCTCCTGCACCAACGAAGACGCCCGCCGCGAAACCCGCACTTTCTGTGGTTAAACCGCCAACTAGTGCAGCGCCGAAACCCCAAGGTGCTATAGCTGGAGTGCATACTCCCGCTACGAGTAAGCTTTACGATCCAAGAATGAGCAAGGCCATGACTGCGGGCTCAGGTCTCGCAGGTCCCGCTAATTTGACTGGTGGCGCTGCTTTGGGTAAAGAAGAGCTTGATAAAAATCTCAAAAAAGCCGGTATGTCTGGCGTTGACCCACAGTCGGGCAATGATCCTGGCGCATCGAGAATCAATAAACCCCTCAGATCAAAAGACTCGCGCGTTCAGGTTTTAGCCCCACATATTAGTGTAGGCAAAAGCGAAGATTTGCGTAAAGACGCCTCGAATCCTAAATTGGCTCCAAAAGACGCCAAAGTGAAGCAATTACAAAGTCAAATTGACGCTGGCACCTACAAGCCCAACGCCGCTAAAATCGGCGGAGCTATGCTTGGCCATCCTGAAAAACCGCTCAAGGGCACCAAGGTCCAAAAGTCCGAAATGCTCCAACGCGCAGAGACAGAATATATGGCTTGGAATAAGCGCGAGCAATTTGAGACGTGGATGAAATCTCGTATGCCAACACTCAGTAGAGGCGAGATCCAAGTTATTGGTCAGACTATGCTTTTGCAGAAATCTTTCAATCAAGAAAAAATGTTGAAAAGTCTTACGTCAAAATCCGAAAAAAATAAAAAATAGTTCTTGTATTCCTCAAATCGTTCGTGATATAGTTTAAACAAGTCAAGGTCGCTGTTTTATCTTGACACATTATTAACTCCAACCAGGAGAAGTGTATATGTGTCAAATGTGCGACCACATCGGCGTGGATGTTTCCACCTTAACCAAAGCACAGTTAGAAGATCGTCATATAGAAATGACGCTAAATATTGCGGATCTCGCTAGAGAATCCGCTAACTTGCAGAAAGTGATTGCAGAAATTTCGTCTCATCTGGACGAAGTTGAAGCGCTGCTTGAATCCAAAGAAGCCCAGGAATCTGGGCCTTTAAACTGATAGCATAGCCCAAACCTCTGTACTCGGCGGTGCCCGAAAGGGAGTAACAGCCGTAAATCGAGAGTAAGGGCTTTTGCTTTTATGCTAAAACAGTGTTCAGATTGCCGTCTTGTAAAAAGTACAGATGATTTTTATACAAGAAAGACCTCAAAAGATGGAAAACAGTCTTGTTGCAAAGACTGCTCTAAAAAGAAGCGCAAAAATCAATTACTTAAAAATCGTAAACCTAGACTTAAGCTTTCCGACAAGGAAAAGAAAGAAAAAAGAAGGATAAGCGACAGAAAGTGGCGCATTAACAATCCTGGCAAAGCTAGGGCCAGAAGTAGGCGATACGATCAGCGCCTTAAACAGGCTACGCCTCATTGGTTGACTAACGATCAAAAGAAGGCCGTAGATGCTATTTATGAAAATCGCCCTGATGGATATCATGTAGATCACATTGTGCCCATAAATGGTAAAAACGTGTCTGGTCTACATGTTCCTTGGAATCTGCAATATTTGCTTGCAGAAAAGAACATGAAAAAGAAAAATAAATATTGACTATGCCTTTCTACATGATATAACAGGAGTACAGAGATTGAGGAGATTATTATGGAATTGAATTTACGCAAGGCACGAAAATTAGAAGCAAAAATTCTGGCATATGTTAACGCTATGTCTCCTTCTCCTACCGTTAAAGTTCGCGCAATGGCCGATGAAACTGAGCGTCATAATGCGCTTGCCGCAGCCCGACGAAAATATCTAGCGGACGTTGATGCCCAAGAATCTCTGATTCTGATTCGTTTTTATATTCGCAAAAGTATTGCTGTCGCCAACAGTGCGGTAGGCATAAATGATTTGATCAATTATCGTGAACAACTAACTGCCCAACTTGAGAAATCAAATTCTGGAGTTGACGTACTGGATTACAAAGAGGCTGCTGATTTGGCACAATCTAAGAAGCTTCAACTTGAAAAAGGCGCAGAGCGTTATGGCGAAACATCCGTTACTTTCGCACTTCCGGTAACAACAGAAGATGACGTTAAATCGTTCAAATCAAAAGAATTACAGCTTAGAAAACACCTAGAAGAAGTCGAAGACAATTTGTCACAGAAAAATCTTGGTGCTAAAATCGTTTTGAGTACTGAATATGTTAATTTGCTTCAGTCCGTTGGGTTGCTGTAGTAGCAATCCTGTCATAGTGCTGGAGCTAGTGAGGCGAGAGGGCATAACTACATGGCTGACTCAACCACCCAGTAGAGTCGAACCTGTTTTGTCATTCCCAAAAAATATGTCCTGCTTGCAGGGTCTTTGTTTATTGTCGGGAATTTATACGGGGCGTTATTTAGGGATTGCTTTTTATACATTGTTCGCCCAATCCCTCATTTTAAGTCGGCGTCCAGGTCGATGGTAGACTGCGTAGAGTACCTACAGGGGCACCTTAGCTACGCCACTAGGCCGATGTTTTTTTGACCCGAATTAGCTCAGTGTAGAGCGCCAGCCGTTAGGGCTGGAGGTCGGTGGTTTAACTCCATCATTCGGGACCAGTCCCTTTGTAGCGTAAGCGCGCACTTGGCCACAAAGCTGGGTGAGCAGAGTAGCGAACTGCCATTGGGACCATTTTTTTGATAGAAGCGTGGAAGCTGAGATCTTCAAGCCGGTAGTGAGACTAATCTGCGAGTAAATCTCGTTGTACAGCTGGAGAATATCCAGACGGATCTCTGGAGCACGCGGTTGGTGTCCATACAAATGCGCGCGGCACCGCAGACCTGTTAGCGCGACCTAACGAGCCAGATTAGCGACTGGTCTATCCGTTTTATGCCCCTCTTTAGTGTAAGCGCACGCCGCCAGTGATGGATGGTAGAACAGAGTAGCGAACTGTAGGAGGGGCCATTTTTTTTGTTTTTCGCGCGACGCTATGTTTCAACTCTGGGCGTCAGTATTTGCCTACCATAGCCGACATACGTGGCAGATTTTTGTTGACAATCCCCTACCTCTAATATACGATCTCCTAATAACCCATGATCGAGGAGATCAAATGAAATCCACAGAAACGACCACAGACACTAAAGTAGTTGGAGCTTTTGCCGCTTCCTTGAAGCGCAATAACGCCAAAATTCGCGAAGATCGCGCAACGACCATTTCTGACGACACGCAGCTTATGTATAAGCGCCAAGTCGAAGACATGCAGGTTCAACTGCGACGCTTCGTGATGGAACAAGGCAACTTGCTTGACCTTTCTCCGACCAGCGCCGACAGCCTAGTTTTGGCGTCAGATTTCAACTCTGCAGAGTATGTCGCAAAAGACATTGAACTCGGCCTCAAAATCCGCAACCTGGAAATCAAACTTGAAATCGCACAGAAGCGCTATGCGTATCTGTTCGGCGGTGCTTTCTAATGGGCAGCGGGACATATTCAGTAACCAATAGCGTTGCGCGTTCAACGAAACTTGTTGGCAAGAGCAACGCTGAGATTTTCAAGTCGCGTTCACTCAATAACGCCATGAGCCCATACAATGTATTGGTTCGCGAGTCGCGCGATTCCGCAGAACATCCGAATTCGTTCCCGATAATTATCGCATTGGACCTCACTGGCTCAATGGGCTCTATTCCGAACTTTCTCGTGAAAAAGGGCTTGCCGCACATCATGGATCAAGTCATCCAAAACGGCGAAAAAGACCCTCAAGTTCTTTTCTTGGGTGTTGGCGATCACGAGTGCGATGGCGCTCCGCTACAAGTTGGTCAATTTGAATCTGGCGACGAATTGCTGGAAAAATGGCTCACTACCGTTTTCCTCGAAGGCGGCGGCGGTGGAAACGAAGGCGAAAGCTATGGTTTAGCGCACTTTTTCGCTGGATATCGCACTAAAACCGACTCTTTCGAGAAACGTGGACGCAAAGGACTTTTGTTCACAATTGGTGACGAGCCCACTCTTCAAGACTATCCCGCAGAAACGCTGAAAAATTTGTGCGGAAAAGGACAGTACGAAGAATATACGGCTGTGTCGCTCCTGAAAAAGGCTCGCGAGACGTATGACGTTTATCATATCCATGTAAACCACCGTGGAAATGACGACCAGACCATCGATGGATGGAAGCAACTGATGGGCAAAAACCTTCTCGTTGTTGATCGTGCAGAAGACGTGGCCAAAGCAATCGCTGATACCGTACTCAAGCACAAGGCAAGTGGTACGACCACGGCCAGTACTGGTGTGGCAGAAAGCACAACCAGTGAAGAAGTATTATAACTATCATGCAGTAATTGGTCTCGGATTTGGAGACGAAGGCAAAGGGCTCACAACGAATGCCCTTTGTCAAAATCTTGAAGATCCACTGGTCATTCGCTATAGCGGTGGCCAGCAGGCCGGTCATACGGTCACTCTACCTGGAGGAAAATCACATGTATTTTCTAATTTTGGTTCTGGCACTCTTAACGGAGTTCCAACTTATTGGAGTCGCTTCTGTTCTTTCGATCCTGTTGGATTTGTAAACGAATACAACATCCTGTTCGCTAAAAAAATCATTCCGAAAATTTACGTTGACGAAAATTGCCCAATTACGACGCCTTATGAGAAGGCCGCTAATCGTAGTTCTGAGGCAATGGAGCACGGCACCTGCGGCGTTGGTGTTGGAGCTACATTTGCGCGCGAGGAGGCCAGATATTCGTTAAAAGTTGGCGACCTTCTTCATCCCACCATTTTTCGTATAAAAATGAAGCTTCTGAAAGATTATTATAAAAATTTCGATCCAGACATGGAAGGTTTTTATGAAGCTTGCGCGTTCATAATGGAGCGCCAGTATCACTCGTTTCACTTCGTGAAGTGGATGCCTACCGCCGATTATAAAAATTTCATATTCGAGGGATCTCAGGGTCTGCTTCTAGATCAGAACATCGGATTCTTTCCGCACGTAACGCGATCAAATGTAGGCACCAGAAACATCTGCGAAATGGTTGGCACTTATAAATTCCACCCATTCTTGATCACCAGGGCTTTCCAGACCAGGCATGGTAATGGACCAATGACCAACGAGTTCGTTCCGCACAATATTAAGAATAATCCAAAAGAAACCAACGTTTTGAATGCATATCAGGGAGTCTTCAAGAAATCCCTGCTGGACTTGGATCTTCTCAAATACGGCATTAGCAAAGAGCCGTGGCTGTATCTCCCTGACTGCAGTCTCGTAATCACTTGTCTGGATTTGGTTGAAAACGAGCACCGCTACACCGTAGACGGCGAAATCGTGTCTCATCCCGATGAGGATTCTTTCGTTGAAGGGATCGCCATGGAACTTGGTATCAATATTAAAAACGTACACCGCGTTCGTTCGCCAGACGCTGTATTCAATCCTTATGAAATGTCCGATCTGGAAAGGATGATGCGTGGGTAACGTCACGACCATTCGAGGCAACCTATTCACAGCTCCAAAGGGCGCAATCATCATTCACGCCGGTAACACCAA